CTTATTAATGCAGCCAAACAAAGTTCAGGTGCTGGCGATATTCCTGGTGGCGTAAAACGCATTATCAAAGACCTAACTGAGCCTAAAATGAACTGGCGTGAGCTGCTTGCCCAAACTATTGAAAGCACTATTAAAAGCGACTATAGTTTTATGCGTCCAAGCCGTAAGGGTTGGGGTATGGATGTCTTTTTGCCAGGTATGGTTCCCGAAACAACTATTGATATTGCCCTTGCGCTTGACATGAGCGGCAGTATTAGTGACGCTATGGGCAAGGAAATGCTCAGTGAAGTGCGTGGTATTATGGAACAGTTCCAGGACTTCCGTGTAAAGGTATGGTGCTTTGATACTAAAGTATATAACTATGCAGAGTTTACACCACACAATATCGACGAGTTTGAAAACTATGAACTAGCAGGAGGTGGTGGTACCAGTTTTGAATGTAACTGGGACTTTATGAAAGAACAGGACATACAGCCTAACCGTTTTGTTATGTTTACAGACGGTTATCCTAGTGGTACCTGGGGCGATGAGTTTTACTGTGACACTGTGTTTATTATACACGGTCCAGATCATATAAAACCACCGTTTGGTAACTTTGCATATTATGACAGCAAACATTAAAGAACAAATAATTGCTAACCTAAAGACAGTATATGATCCAGAAATAAGTGTTAATGTATACGACCTGGGTCTAATATATGACATAGAGATAGCAGATACGGAAGTAACGATTACGCACACTCTTACCAGTGCGTTTTGTCCTTTCGCGGATGAAATTGTGAACGACATTCGTACAGCAGGCGAAGTTTCTGGCATAGAAAAAGTTCACGTAAATACTGTATTCGATCCTCCATTTAGTATAGATATGGTTCCCGAAGAAGTAAAGTTAGAGATGGGCTGGCTATAAGGAATAACATGGAACTAACTTCAACACAAAAGCATTGGAATAATGCTACACTAAACTATGACCTTGAAAGATTTAATTGGCCTGCATGGGCATTATCTGTTATCCAAGAAATTGCTCCTCAGGTTACTGAACTAGAAACACTGCACGAAGTTCTAACACCTAATGAAATTGTTAGAGTCTCTCAGCATGTGCAGAACAGTTGCAGTCGTAAAGACTTTATGGAACGCTTTGATGCTTTTGTTGCTGAGTATATCCCACAACGTATTAATAACAAGCGATACATGATACAACGACAAGGAACTCTTCGTGTAGTTATTCCTGATCAAGCACGAGTAGGCAGAAGGTTACAATTCCATCAGGGAATCTTTGTAGGCAATGGCAGAGGGTGTAGAACTATTTGGACACCGTTTACTGAAGCTCGTGACACTAACACAATGTGGATGGTAGATTTAGAAAATAGTAGACGTATTACAAAAAATTTTGTTACAGAAAAATGGGATTTAGTAAAGTTCGAGGATGAGTGTTTACGGGTAGCATTTCCTGTAACACTAAAACCAGGTCAGAGCCATTTATTTTTTCAAGAGATGTTACATGGTAATGTAAACAATCAAGAAGGTTATACTCGTGTTAGCATGGATATGCGTATCCTAATTGAAGGAGAGGAGTACGGTCGTAGACATCCAGGCGGCTTCATGCGATTGCCCGGTGATCATGAAGTAGCAGAAATTGGAGACTATACTGGCAAGAGTGCAATCACATATGCTGGTTGGGCTAGTGATTTTAGCCGCAACATTCCATTACCAATGCAACGTGCAATTATCGACCAGTATTGTGAAAAAAACAAAATTGCATATACTAATTATGAATTTGAAAATGACCATTGTGACTGGCAACCTTCCCTGGAGTATTTTATAAAACAACGCCCTAACGTTATTGTATTAAATAGCATGTATTCATTAACAGACGACACTGTAAGACGTGAAGAAATTTTACAAGTAGCAGTTGATTGCGGAGTAGAATTACATTTTGCTAATGAACACACTGTCTTAAGAACACTAGAAGATATAAAAAAGATCAAAACATATTTGGACTTTGCTGTTGCTAAAAAAGATCCTTATGTTTGGGAGTAGTACTTGAAAGACAAACATAAACGAGCACATATGAAAGCAGCATTTGCTTATGCTGAGTGTAGCACTGCAAAGCGTCTCCAAGTAGGCTGTGTAATCGTAAAAGACAATCGTGTTATTAGTATTGGCTACAACGGCATGCCCAGTGGCTGGACAAACGAGTGCGAGAATACTATAACAGAAAAAGTATCCAAGATTGAATACGAAACACGATTGGTTACCAAACCAGAAGTACTCCATGCAGAATCCAATGCTGTTGCTAAACTGGCCCGTAGCAGTGAAAGCGGAGAAGGTGCCAGTGCTTTTGTAACACATCAGCCCTGTATGGAATGCGCCAAACTATTATACCAAAGCGGCATCAAGAAAGTGTACTATGTGCATCCCTACAGACTTGCTGATGGACTTAAATTTTTACGAGAATGTAATATTCCGGTAGAGCAGATGGATAAACTTTGGTATGCATAAAATAAGTATATTCAACGATTCGTCGAATTATAAATTTTATGATTACCAACTGTTTTTAGTTAAAGAACAGTCTGACATTGTTACTTTTATTCATTGGGATCATGACTTTGACAAAGATATCCTGGATTGGGTTGACTCATTGTGTGTGAAAGTAAATAACCTTTATCGTAAGTATTATAGATTATATAGTTTTTGCCATTATCCAAATTTATTCACTAACAGGTTTCCAAACTTTGATTATGTTTATAAACCCGAATTAATTTTTTTAAACTCTCAAAAATTTATAAATTTTGATGAAATACCTAATTTGAGACAAGTTAAATTAGAAAAAACTTTTTGTTTGCTTAATAATAGACCTACACCATGGAGGAAAAATTTATTTTGTTTTTTTAGAGACAATAACTTGTTGGATATGTCCTATGCTAGTTACAATAATAGTGCAAATAGACACCGATCAAAAGATAACTTTATAGAAGAACCATATAAAAATTTTATTGAAAATAAAGTATATGAGGACGCAAATTTAAGCATAGGGTACTATTATCCTGTACATAATTTTTTATTTGATGTTTGTGCAGAAACATATATTGAAGATTACATTGGGCTAACAGAAAAAAGTATTAAACCATTCTTATGGGGCTATATTCCGCTTATATATGGCCCAGCTGGTACTTACAGATATCTTAAAGATTTAGGATTAGACGTGTTCGATAATATCATTGATACTAGTTTTGATAATGAACGAAACCATAATACACGCATGTGGCGTTTTCAGCAAGAAGTTTTACGATTAAGCAAGATACCTTTAAACAACTATGACATAATGCAATTAGAATCTAGATTTCATAATAATAGAAATGCATTTTTAAAAAATGCTAAACACTGCTTACAAACATTAGATTGGATCGAACAGGAAACTAGATTTTTAATACATAATAAGGAACAGTATCTTGGATTTTAATCGGAATATAGTTAAATGACTACGCGGCTGTTTTTTATCGGCGTAAACCATATGTATGATGCTATTAATGTTTTACAGCATGATAATTTATTATTAGACATAGACAAAACAATTATCTATTATGGCCCCCCTGATTTAGATTTTGACATGTTAGGGCGATTAAATGACGCTGGTATAGACACTACAAATTTTTCTGTTTGTCAGGATGTAGAGTTAATAAACACTACAAATTATCATACAGAATTTTATAAATTTGGAGGTTGGATAGCTCAACAGTTCATTAAATTATTAGCTATCGATGCTTGCAGTAATGAAAAAATATTAATACAAGACTGTGATGCACATTTATTAAAACCATACAATTTTTTTGACAATACAAATGCACAACCTTTAGTGATACCTAATGAGACACATAGTCCTGGGTATTACACTTATATCGAAAAAATTTTAAATATTTCTAGACAAACACAAGATTGTTTTGTTACAGAGTTTATGCCTATAACAAAACAATCTTGGTTGAATATGATTCATAGAATAGAAAAATTACACAACACCAATTGGTTTGATGCAATATATAAAATATTTGATAATGATTTTACAGGAAAGCAAATTTGGTTTAGTGAGTACGAATTACTAGGTAATTGGCAACTGTATGAAAACCCTAATATGAGTATGTTTCCTCAAATAAGATATGAATCTGCTAATTGGTTTGATAATCCTGACACAAATGTATATAATTGTTATGCAAGGAAATAGAGTACTTTTTACCGGAATATATTATGTTTGACATTTTCTGCATGCAGATTACAAATGATGAGGTGGATCTGCCAGCCCATACACAATATACTCGTTGGAACGGAACACACCTAGACACAATACGCAGGTGTATTAATCGTGCTAGAACAGAGTTTGTATGGATAGTTGCTGACTGTTGCGACTACTCAGACTTTGATTTTAACTGGCAACCAGTGCCCTGGGAAGCAGATCAAATACACTGTTGGGCAAGCGGCAACCAACAATTTGGTGACACCTTTCTCGTCCCTGTCAGGGCTTTCAAGAAGCAAGAAGCAGGGCTTAAACTCCTAGAGTGGTATGAGCACATAAACTGGCACAGTGAGCCCAGTGTGCCTCGTAGAGAGTGGCCTACTGTTACTAGCCTAGAAGAACAAACCAGTCTGTATGCTTGGCATAAACAAACACCTGCTACTATTGATTACGAACCTAGTTTGTGGAAAAAACGCGATTTACATGCATTTACAAAAAGTGGTAGCGTACTACTAGTGCCAAGAGACTGTAAACAGCATTTTCAGGAACAATTTTACGACTATCCATACATCTTGCGTCATAATGAGTATCAAGTAACTGAAAACCTACTTGATGTAGTATACTTGAGTAATGGTGAAAAAAACGCCAATAAAAACTGGGAGATACTAAAAGATATCTGTCCTAGAGCAAAGCGTATAGATGGTGTTACAGGCAGAGCACAAGCATACAAAGCCTGTGCAGAGATAAGTGAAACGCCCTGGTTCTTTAATGTGTTTGCTAAGTGTATTGTGCAGCCAGACTTTGACTTTGACTGGCAACCAGACTGGCTACAAGGACCCAAACACTGGATATTCCATAGCCGCAATCCTGTTAACGGATTAGAGTATGGACACATGGGTATTATTGCATACCATAAACAAATGGTATTAGATGCTACAGAATGGGGTCTGGACTTTACATTAAGTGCAAAGCATAATGTAATACCTGTAGTAGGTAGCATAGCAGACTTTAACACTACGCCTTACGAAACTTGGCGCACAGCCTTTCGTGAGTGCGTTAAACTTACTCAGAATGCAGACATTGAAAGTCGTTATAGACTAAAACAATGGAGTAATGTCGGTAATGGTGCCCATGGTGAGTGGAGTGTACTAGGTGCTCAAGATGCTATCAAGTATGTACAAAATGGAAACGACTTGCAACTAACTTTCGAGTGGGCTTTCCTCAAAGAACTGTTTGATAGCAATTATAATAAAGTCTAGTTCTTCATCTGTAATATAAGGATCAACTGGCAGTGCTAGTTGTGTATTGCAATTCTTTATAGCCTGCGGCGTATCTGCTAACGGATGTTCATATACACGTTTGGTTTCTATTCCATGATTTGCAAGGTGCTTTTCTAGTTCTGGTCGTTGTGCTGTATCTATTACAAACTTACTAATTTGACCATACGGGTCAGTTACACATTTAACTAAATCGCCAATTTCATCTATGTACTCAAATGCAACTTCTTGACGACGTTCCTGCCAGAATGGAAAAAAGTCTAATTTAACTAATAACTCTGCACATTCGCGTTCGCTAGGAATACTATTGCCACCTATATCTCTGCCATGTCTGCGTAGTTCTCTAACATTATTAGCAATTACTACGTCGTTCGTTACTACTGCACCAGCATTACCCCAGTTTGGTAATGCTTTGGTAGGATCAAAACTGTAAGATGCAAACTCGCCCTGTAATGGTGCACCAAAGTGTTGAGCACCATCTTCATAAACAATATGATTAGTTGATATGTTTTCCGTATTTCCAAACAATCCAACCCATACAACATGATCTGTCGTAATATCTTTCCAATTTATTAAGCCGTTGGGTTTTACGTCAGCAGGGACAGGAAGGTTATAACTTCTTTGGATACTATTTCTTGTTGCTATAAAAGTTTGACTCGGATAACTAATTCTTGTATTTGCATCTAGCCCACATGCTAGTAGACCTAAATATAATGAATCACTTCCGCTACCAGTCATGACGCAGTACTCTGCGTCTGCTACATTTGCGATTCTGTTTTCTAATTCTTGTGTAAATGGTCCTAACAGGTGTCTGCCTGTTTTATAAACTTGTTCTGCTTTAAGAGTTAACGGACCCTGTAACTCTTTATATAATCTATCTAAATTATGGAGACGTATCTTCGTCTTCATCTTCGCTGGGCTCTACGGGTTTTACTGTTTGGTTATGAACGATAATTTGTTCTTTTAAATCATCTATGCCAATTTCGCCATTTTCTATCATATCTAATGCCTGTACACTTGTTATTTGCAATGTCCTACTTAACATTGCTGCATAGTGAACAAGCTCTACCCTTGCCATTCCTGTTGTTGTAACAATTTTATGAACGTCTACAAAAGCCATTGTCTACTCCCTATGCTCTTTTATTTTACCCATTATGAATTCTGAAATTACCTTATGCCCAAGTTTGTTAGGATGGGCTATGCATGGTCTTATAAACTTCTGAACGTCAGAATTATTAGTTTCTAACCAATATGTAAAATCTCCAACATGCGGAAACTCAACAAACCAGTTTTTTTGATCAAAACATTGCTGAACAATACATTTATCTTTAGGCAAAAGCCAAGCACTTTCTGGTATTAAATCCCAGAATTTACTCTCACAATGTTGACCCCCGAACATGTTTATAAAATAGGCTTTTATGTTATTGATTTTACATATTGAATATAAAAGTAAACATAACTGACTAGTTAATAAATCATCATTTACATTATTACTTAAACTTAAAAGGCACTTGTCAATATAGCCAGGTAACTTCTGAATTCCATTGCTTCCATTGATATAGTTGCCATTATTATCAATCCAATATCGTCTAGAAGGATCGGTTAAACAAAAAACAGCAGTTTCTATGTTTAGTAAATTTTCTACTAACTGATGTGCAAAGTAATCATTGCTACCGCCTGAATATCCCAAGTTCAAACTTCCAGGAAAATAACTAGGAAAAGCAAACTCTGGTGCGTCACTTCCGTCTAGCTCATTGGCTTCACATCCAGCTACCCAACTATCACCAAAAAAAGCTACACGTCCTAAATCCAATATACTTTTCCCTTGCTTATTTTAACCATTTAAGAGACCAAAAAACCATGTCATCCTGATTTTCGAAACTCATTACTGCCATTCGGTCTGTAGTAAACCACCATCCCCATCTGCCAGTACAATTTTCTTTTGTCCACTCTATACTTGGATAACTTACTCCAATATCCCTAACAGGAACATTAAAAGTATATTTGTTGTTATATCCACACCCCGGGCCATAATCACTGCCCGGGGATGGATACGATTTATCACCATCGGTTATAGAGTAGGTTAAACCCATTAGCCTTTGGCAGTATCGTTTAACTTACCTTTTAGGTAGTTAAGTAGGATACCATAAGCTGGGAGGAATACAATCAAACCTACAACAATCTTTGTAAGTGTATTGTTCTGGGCAACCACGCTCCAGTTTTCACCAATCCAACTTAGTTTACCATCTGGTCCTGTTGACCCTGCAAACGCAACATAGAAGAAGGTATAAGTGTCAATAATGTTAGCAACAATAGTTGATATTGCTGGCGCTAACCACCATGCTTTTGCTCGTTCACGAATTGCTTGGAATACATATACGTCAAGCATTGTACCAATTGCATAAGCAGTACCACTTGCAAAACCTACACGGTATGCATGCTCATCACCAAGTGCTAGTAGCACTAGTACTGATGCAATAATGGCTGGAATAATTGCCATTGCTACAACAGCACGACCCGCTTCTTTACCAACCATACGCACTGTGAGGTCAGTTGCTACAACTACGATTGGAAATGTAAATGCCGCTGCTGCCAATGGAAAACTTCCAAAGATTGGCAATTCAGCGCCAGGGAACAGATCGAATCTAATTGTAACCAAGTAATTACTCAGTGCAATTACTAATGTGTGTAGAATGACTAAATTTCTCACTAAAGTCTTATCTACACCGTCTAGTAGTTTTGAAAACATTTTTTTATCCTTGTAAATCTTGCATTAATGGAAATATTGCTGCTATCACTTTGGCACAGGCGTGTGCTATTTCCATATGCTCTTTTTGTGTGCCATTTGCACCACGCAACTCAATGTAGTGCACCCAACTTCGTAATGTACCGTTCATGTACATACGGCTAACTGTATTGCCTTCTGGCAGAACAGCTCTGGCTTGCTCTTTAGCAATACCATTTTCAATAGCCCACGCATATGCTTGTTTAGCTTGCATTATGACTCTAAGTTGCTCTTCTTCCCACCGTTCGTGGATATAACTGTTATCAGTATCGATACTATTCTGACGATTTTTAGTATCTTGTAAACGAGCTTCCCTAGTAACAAACTCTAGATCCTTTGTAGGATCAGCATAGCGTTGACTAAATTCCTGGAAACTAAAACTACGATGCCGCAGGATTTGTCTTGCAATATCTCTTGTAGTTTCGATTTCCATGCATGCACTGACCATTTCTAATGGTGACCAGTGTGCATGTTTAATTAGATATTTTATTAACTTTGCGCTCGTCTCCGTGTTTAACTGACCACTAGGGTTGCTAACTCTAGCACAGAACGCAATTAGGTCCTGCACGTCTGCATCAGCAAGATCGTGTTCAGTTAAAAACTCTGGAGCGGCTTGGCTATAACTAACCAGGCTAACTTTCATTATGCAGTAGCCTTTGGTCGTCCACGCTTCTTAGGAGCTAGACTTGGATCTAGATCCTGTGCTTGGGCTAATAGCCTGTTAATTTCTTCTGTAAGAACATTAATCTGTGCTTTCATGCCATCAGCTTGTTTAAGCAAGTCTTGGGCAATATCAGCGTCAGTTAACACACCAGGTGTTGGTGCTGTTCTAGCTGCCGCTGCGGCTTCTCTACCTGCCCGCTGCTTTGCTGGATCAGCCATGCCTGATGTAGCATCTAGTTCTGCTAGTCTACTAGCAGCATCGCCACCTGCTTCCATGTCACGAATGATCTGGTTAATTTCGTCTAACCTAGCACCCTGACCACCTGGGCTTGGTGTCATAATAATGTCCTGTGTACGAACTTTTTTCATCCAACCTTCTCTGTGCATTTTATTAAGAAGGTTAGAACCATCTCTGCCAACTACACGGTGTAGTGCGTCGCCGAGATGTTTGGCTGCTTGTCCAGCATTACTTTCAATACATTTCATAACATCATCATGAAATGCTGTTGGCAACTGCTGGGGGTATGCTACTAGAGCCATGTGTTCTTCTCCGGGAATTTCACGGAAAACAACTACAACTCTGGATTGACCCTGTCTGCCTACATGTTTAAGCATTATCTGCTTCTCCTGCTTCTGCGGTTTCTTCTACCGCTTCATCTGCTTCTTCTGCTGCCGCGGCTGCGCCTGGAGCAGGTCTAGCACCATTAGCAATTAAAAACGCCATTAGTCGATTGTACAATACACCAACTGCTTGCATTTCATTAGCCCTAATAGCACCGCGTTGTGCAACTGCTTCTAGAACATTTGCCATAAGATTTAAGTCAGCAACGCCTAGTGAAACTGGTGCTTCTGCTGTCTCAGCAGCAACGTCTTCTACTGCGTCGTCTACTTGATCACTCATTGAAATATACTCCTTATCGATAAGTACTGTAGTATAACATTATTATTATACTAGGTTTGGTAATGATTCGCAATTTATTTTTTGCCTTTTTTATAGGTTTTTTTATAAATTCTTCAGCATATGCTGAAGAAAAACTTGAGCAACAAAAGCAAGATCTGTTTGAATTAATGGAGGCAGGCCTCCAGTGTCAATCAACGGCTGCTGTTGCTTTAAATTACTATAATATTTACCTGGGTTTCAAACAGGGTTTAGAAAAAATAGATGTAGAAAATTACGAAATGCCCGGTCCAGTTGCTGGTATTAAACCCATGTTTGATGGTTATGAAGACTTGCTTGGTAAAATTAAAAATGCTCTTAAACAAAATCATGGCGTGCAGGCTGATCAAATTGAATTTATGCGATATATGGAACTAAAAGATATGCTAAATTCTAATGCAGCACATAGCAAACTTAAACCTGAATTTATAAGAGATATTTTTCTAATGCTTCAGGAGTGTCACCAAAAACTTCCTGGCAGACGGGCATTGTTTGATTAATATACTCAGTTAATAATATTACCTATAAATATATTATGACAATATGTGTGGAATATCCCCAGGGTAGCGGCGGAACTTGGTTAAGTCATGTTATCTACTGTATAATAAATCAGGCGGAATTTTCCAAACAATCAGTCAATTGGCATGATACTAACACAGTGCCTAGTTTTCATGATGTTCTTGTTGAGGATATATCTGATGCTAATATTATTAGCATTACAAGTTCTAATGCAAAATTTAACTTTTGGTCCAATTATGTTTATAAAAGAATAAATTATGAATTGGAGTCTAGACAATACAAAAATATATTACTTCCTGTTGATCCCTATTCGTCGAACTCAACTGCTGAACAAGATTTTGAATGGATCTGTAACCAGTGTAAATTTATCATAAACTATCAGTCTGACTATACTAATATTGAATATATTGATCTGTTTACCAATACTTCACAAGCGTGTGATATTTTAAACCATTTCCTTGCTTCGTTAAATTTACCAACATGCTCATATACAGAATTTGAAGTATATGTTGAAGTATATAGGCAATCAGTAAAGCCAATAAATTTATCAATTAAAAATGACTACTTCTATGTATGGGCAATAGCTATATGTGAGTTTTATGATCGCATTCCTAGTTTTAATATTTTTGATAATATTGGAGAACCTATATACAAAGAATGGATTCAGGATAATTTAGACTTTGTTATGGATAAAACAAAAGAACTAACATATCTTTTATGAACAAACCTTAACTCCATATTTCTTTTCAAAACGGTCTGCATCAGCACGATCATTTACCATAGGCTCGCCACGGATGTTAAGACTAGTGTTTAGTAGCATCGGACAATCTGTAAGTACATACCATTTTTCTAGTAAATCTCTAGCACCAGTTTTATCATTTCGCCCTACTGTTTGAACTCTACTAGTTCCATCAGCGTGTACAATAGCAGGGAATTTATCCTTTTTAGTACACACATATGTATTTTGCATGTATGGATTATTGTCAAATGGTGGCATTGAAAAATAATCATGTGCATGCTCTTCTAAAATCATTGGAGCAAAGGGCCTAAACTTTTGCCTGCGTTTAATTTCGTTTACACGATCTTTGATATCAGGACCTCTTGGATCTGCAAGTAAACTACGATTACCTAGTGCTCTAGGTCCAAACTCTGCTCTGCCACTTGCTACCCCTACAATGCCAGTAGTTTGTAGTTCACTTATTATTTCTTCGCTAGGATATGTGCCTGGAATATTAGTACCCAAATAAGGTCCCTGCCAGTTTAATTGTTTGCCATATGCAAGAGCAGCAGCACCTAAACTACTACCACAATCTCCCGGATTTGGCATAATCCATACTTTATTCCACAGGTCTCGTATTTCACTATTTGCTACACAATTAAGTGCAACGCCGCCCATAAAAACACAGTTGTCTATGCTTGTATTTCTTGCAATTTGCTCCATAAATGCCCGTACTGTATGTTCAGTAATTAACTGAGCAGCATTAGCTAGCTCTTCATTTGTGTAAGTTTTACCAAACACTGTTTCTATTCCAGTATGGAAATTTCGTCTAAATGTTGGCTTCCAAACATCATCTATAGCCATTTCATATACATCACGATAGGCTGCTTTGCTACCATAAGCAGCCATACCCATTAGTATATACTCCTCTTCCATAGGTTTTAAACCTACACGGTCTGTCATTGCACTATAAAAAAGACCTAGACTGTGTGGGTATATCTGTCTGTAAATTCGTTTATATTTGGCATGACCCTTTTTATCATAATAGGCCTGCCAGGCTGTCATAGTATCCCATTCGCCAATAGCATCTATTACAATTACTATTGCTTCATCAAAAGGACTTGTTTGGAATCCAGCAGCAGCATGACTCTTATGGTGACCATATGTTCGTAAATTGTTTAAAGGTAACCCATCTATTCCAGAATCTGTAAGGATATATGGATATAAATGTTGTCGTGGACTTTTATCAGTAAGTGTTTTGCGCCACTCGCCACTATATAGTTGTCTTGTCTTTTTTAACCATGGCCGTTCATACCAGGCTATTTGACTGGGCTGTCCATAACTCAATGCTTCTGCCATTATGCCAGCGTTAAGTTCTGCATCGTTTTTCTTTTTACTGTAGCGTTCACTATGGGCGGCAAATAGTATGTTGCCAGAATCATCTATAACGCTGACACCAGCGTCATGAAAGCCGGCACTTACACCCATGTATGTTTTTTGGCTCATTTGTAAATAAACGGATCTCTTTTGCGTAGTTCTTTTAGTCTCTTACGATACTGTCTTTCAAGTTTAATTCTGTTAATTAGTTTACGAATCCATCTCATCTGGTATACCTTTCCACCATTCCTGTGCTTCTGTGCACAGTGTATCTTCAAATCTCATACCACCTCGCAAATCGTCTAATTTGCTCATTCTTTGCTTTGCTCTTACTCTTGCTGATTGATATGTATCTGGATACTCTTCCTCAAATGTAGGACGTTCCAATAGGTTTGTTAGTACACTATGTAAAGCGCCGGTAGTTTTTGGGACTATACTATTAATTATCTTATTTAAAATGTCACGTGGAAGAAAAAGTGGACTCATTGCAATGTCTGGTGTAAATGCAAAGCAAACTTTAGCAAGTATTTCCACTCCTAGCTCTTGTGCAAGTTTAGTAATGTTTTCTATCTCAGACAACCCTGGTGTAGTTAGTGTAAAGTCTAACCTCATCTGTCTAGGATGTCTGCTATATTTTAATCCACGTTTAAAATTATCTACAAAGGTGTTATAGTTTAATCCCGTGCGTATATATTCTCCAACCGGACCTGTTCCATCTATGCTGGCACATATTTGCCAGTCTCTTATATTACTCAAGATATCAGCATACAAGTCCGTGCCTTTATAGTTAACACGGCTTAAATTTGTGTTATATCTCGCATATAGTCTAGGCCCGTCCCCTAATTCTACTATGCGTTTCATGTACCGCCAGTGCTGTTCATACATCAGTGGTTCGCCACCCACCCAGTATATTTCTTCTATACGATGTTCTTCTACTGCCTGAGCAAACTCTGCTTCTATTTGAGTATCCTGATAGTTGCTAATTTGTTTTTTAACACTGGGTTCCATCCAGGGTTCTATTTTTCCCTGTTTGCGGGCTTCTGTTTCCCAACTGCTACTAAGCATAGGACCACACATGCGGCATTTAAAGTTACAAAGATTGCTGAAACGGTAGTCCCAGCTTACAGGTTTCATAGTTGTATAACCTGAGTCGTCTGTTGTCTCGGCTATTTGTTCATATTTGTGTCTGAATAAATGCCAGAAATAATCACGATAGACATCAGTGTTAAGTAACTTCTTATCACATACTTCACATTCTGGTGGTAAGTCGCCTGCTAGCATCTGACGCCTTACACGGCGTACATGCTCTCCGTTCCACCATTCATCTAGTGTTTGTGGCTTATACTCATTAGTGCCATCAGCAGTGTCTATGTACTGGCGAAAGTTCTGTGCAGGTTCTCTACTAGCGCAACACAATCTACGCTCAGTTTGTGGACTCAAATAGGTATGAGTCCAGGGTGCCATGCAAAGGTTATCTGGCTTAGTCACAGAATTCTACCCGGTCTAATTCTAGTGTGCCTGGAAATTCCATTATACTTTTGAACAAGTTTGCATCTTGAACTTTGCCAATAACTGCTGCGCCGGAATAATATTTAATTTTTTGTTCACCATGTAGATTAACAAAATCAGGATCATTCTTTTTAAATTCAGAAAGTATTTTTTCTTTGCTAATTTCGGAAATACTTTGCACTAACACTATACCGGGCTTGATAATATCATGAAAACGACAGGTAGTAGAAAGGGAACTAAAATCATTCTCGTTATATATTTGTAATGGATTATGACCCACATAAGGATTAAGCAAAATTAGATCACCATAAGAACATTGTTCTGTAAACTCAAAGGATTCAGGAAGTTCAACTGATTCATCAGTTAACCATTCTATTTGGAAAGGGCTAGTTTGTCGTCCTGAATTTCCAAACTGTATAGCATGTAAACAATGGTGCAGATTATATATTAATGTGTCATGTTCTTCTGGGATGTCATCATGCGAAAATTCACTAAAGAAATTTTCTAAATCTTTGTGCAATTTGGTTGCAACACTAATATCATAATGATCTGACATCCAGTTCCAACCCAATACTCTCTTGGCTTCTTGTGCTAACTGTAGTAGATATGCTGGTGTGTATATTGCAGTATCCTGATAAAAAGGTAGTTGAGTATTATTGATTTTTTTTGTCAGATTGTAATACAATGATCCAGATTCTGTATCATTGACTAAAACCTTTATGTCTGGTTGGTCAAAAAGTTTAATTATTATATTCATTACTTTATTAACCGTTTATAAACTCTAGTATTTGCTCTTTCATTTGAGTATTACGCTTGTCTATTACATCAAAAAACTTATTATAAAAGTAGTCATAATTATAGTCAACTAGATCCTGTTGGTTTAGGTCAAAATCAAAATTTCTTATTAAGTTTTTAGTGTATTCTACTCTTTCAAAGTCCCACTCTTCGTCCCAATTTATACCAAAATGATCTTCAAATGTTTCAAATCCCAATCCACGTAACCGGGCGTAACTTAGTCTTTGTCCTATCATTATAAACATGCACTTTGATACTATTGGTTTTATAGTTTTTTCTGTAATGTATCCTTGAAGTTTATTGTCTATACTATCACATAAACTTTCTGTAACCCATATTAATTTACAGTCATTGTATATGTGATTATTAGAAGTCCAGCCATGGCCATCTACCTTTTGTATAGGTATTTTATATTTGCATTGATAGTTTGGATTAATAGGATCCTCTAACCAGGTATATTGTAAATTTTTATAATTATCTAATAATGTCTTTAAAATTTCTTCTTTATGCCAGTCTGGTCTGCCATTTAAACAACCAAAATTGAACTGTCGATCTGCCAATGGCTTTCTATACTGCTTAGAAAACCAATCAAATGAAAGTTTTGTATACCAATGCATGTGTTCCATATAAAAATATGTAGTATTGTTTGAATTTATTGTGTCGCCTGTGTGTTGACTAGTAATTATAATTTTTCTACCAGGAAATTGATTTATACGCTCTAGCCAATTATGATCCGCAGCCTCACCTAGATTAGTTATAATATAGGTATCGTAATTGGATGGCGGCAAAGATTGACTCCAATCTCCTCTTATTGCGAGAAAAGTGTTTTGTTTATCCCTAACATTTGCTAAAAAATTTAAATCATTGCCACATTCAAGAGGAGTAGAACCCATTAATTTATCAGAGCTAAAGTTAAAGTCTGTTAGAGGACCGTAAAAAGTGTCAAATTTACTAAATGTTGGTGGCATTTTTTTCTTGATAATATTCTGCTATCTTGTTATGTACAGTTTGATCTGTGATGTGAAAATAAGGTCTGAATTGTTTACTATCGCCATAATCCCATAGGTTATATTGACTACGATACTGATCATACTTGCTAAAGTATTTGTTTACAGTACCAAACTTTCTATGTTCAAACCCACCTTGATCAAAAATAAATGGTATATTACTATCAACCAAACGTTGAAGAACACTTTCTATTATACACTTGTTTCTGTAAATTTCCAAGTCTAAATTAAAAAAATGTTTAGCATGCTGTTCTACAATCCGTTTTTGATTTTCATCTAGATTGCTTGTTGATAAATTATGCAGTGTGTAACTGTCATTGTTGTATTCAAATCTTACACAAGTTGTAAATAGCACAATAATAAAACTAGCATGTTCTAACGCATGGTCTACTTGTTGGCTAATTTGTAAATTAGTAGCACAGTGTCGTGCTAATGTTTTGCAAGGCATAAGTTCTACCCAAGGCACTATTTGGCTCTGAGCATCAGTGCATGCAAAACTATCACCACATACATAAATCATCGCAAGTATGCCTCAATACTATCAAATATTTCCGCTTGTGTATAACTATATGGCTTTAAATCATAATAATCACCGGGTCCTAAATCACTAAAACTAATATCTGGCACAAATCGTTCTAGTAAATCTCGTGCTAGTATTGGCTCGCTACAAACATTTACTTCCTTATCTGTTGTATAAATCCAATCTCGTAAATTGTTTAAATCTAACCATTGTAGTCTATGATTTGGATTAATTTTATCAAGCCAAACTCTGTTACGAATATCGTAAAGTATATTTTTTGTAATAGATTTATGAATTAATCCTGGTAAACGGATAATACTATAGTTTTTATTTTTTTGAACGCTCTGTTCTAATTTTAATCTGTTTGCGCCGTATACAGTGTTAGGTTTTACTTGTGTGTCGCCTGTGCTAAAAAGTACAATTTTATTACTATAAGTATTATTTAAAATATCTATTAGTCTATCTACACTAGCAGTGTCCTGATCAGGATTATTATGGGCTTTAATTCTATTACCACTTGGCGCTGCACACCATATGGTATCCCAGGATATATTTTGTATATCCCCAATATTACTACTAGTAAAAGTGTATGCAGGTTTAACTATACTGCTTACAATTTTTCCTACTAGGCCGTTACCTATTAGTGCTTCCATAACCAATTAATTCCGCTACTTCAGGATGAGTATCTGCAAAACTTACCTCCCTGTGTTCGTCAGTTACTCTTATCTTTTCAATGATTCGATCAGTAGTAACTTGTGGATCTAACAGCATAAAGTTCTTAATACTCCGAATTTGATTTGCAAATTTGCCGTGCATTACTATTGCTTTGTCCAGTCGTTGTAAGTGTTTTATATATGCTTTTTCCGGCAAGTTTTTTAAACTATATTCTTCGGGATCATGCATAAGGTTAAAATGTACGTCATCTATACCAGAGGTTTTAGCCCAGGTTAATATGTCCTGCATGTAGTAAGTGTTTTGTAAATTCCACGTAATACACAACTGAAAACTAAATGGATAACCTTCATCACGCATCTTTAAAAATCGTTTGATATTATTATTAACTGTACTCCATTTAGCACCATCTCTTTCATATTCAAATCGTTTTTCAGTATTATCAATACTAAATGCAATCTGTACATGTTTGAAATGTTTCCATACCTCGTGCTGTTTAGGGAACTGGGTACCATTGGTATTGTAGTGTATGTCTATGTCTTTAGCATAACCCAGATCAACTGCTCGCTGTAATAAATCAAAATGCTGCTTGATAAGGAACGGCTCGCCACCCGTAAATTCAAAGTACTTTATGTTGGGCAATAGACTATCCAAATTGTCCCAGAAGCCGGGACTCTTTCTAGGCCACTGCCCGTCTTTAAGCCATTGCTTTGCTACATGCTTATCGCCATAATGTTCTATTTGTTCCTGTGCCCACTTGCTGCTACTCCAACTGCCGCAAATACGACACTTTAGGTTGCATATATTGCCAAGTTTTAAATCTAAAAATATTAGATTAGTCTCGTAGGGTATATGCTTGAATTTTTCCAACATATACTCTCGTTTGCTTTTTTTGCCTGAATCTTCTTCCATCCAGCAGCGTTCACATGCATTGGGTTTATCGCCACGCTCAAACACTTCTCTCAGGTTATTCATGTATTCGCCAGTAAACACTTCTTCAAGTGTATGGGTGCGTAGATTTACCTCAGGTATTTCATCTTTGTATAAACAACATGGCCTAACACCACCAAGCGGTGTTGTCTCTAAACTTATCCAGGGTAGTATGCATTTATGCATTTTGCAATCTCACTAATTCAGGAAAAACTTCGTAAAAACTTTCTGTTCTTACATTATCTAATTTTTCTGTGACTTGATTAAATTTACTTAAATGTTTTGTGTTGTCTTGTGCGTTCATGAACTGTATTGTACTTTTAAATCCATTAGTAGCCCGCTGTAAATGATCCTGAGGAGATAACCAATTAATGTGTTCCTGTAATTTAGCAGTAACTTCCTGTTTCATGTCTGGGGGCAAGCAGTCTATACGATACCATTCGGGGCTCTGTAGTATGTTAACATTTAAATCCTGCGGCTTTAATAGTCCACGTTCTATCCAATCTCTGTGAAAGTCTGTTACATGAAAAACATTCATTAAACTAACAGTAGGACTAATATAAAAATCCACGTTGGGGCAGGTCTCTAGCATGCGGTATCTATTTTCAGTTATTTTATCCCAGTTACTTCCTTTACGCATAAGTTCTGCTCTTGCGCCACTTGCGTCTAAACTTGCACCAATGCTTACACTGTCAAACAATTTCCAATAGTCTAGTACATCTAGATCTTTGTACATTGTTTCATTAAAGTTTGTGTTATAGATAAGTTTAACATCAAAGCGTTCTCTTGCAACAAGTTCCTTTAAAATATTATAATGCTCTTGCATAATAAGAGGTTCGCCACCAGCAAAATATATCTGCTCTATGTGATCTATATGCGGGATCATCTGTTCCCATATATCTGTTTTATTTCTGCCAGCCCATTCTATTCTCTGATGGGGAGGTTTTGTTCCATACATTTTAACATGATCGTCATACCATAAACTACTAAACATAGGTCCACAACTGCGACACTTTAAATTACACTGATTACTAAAACGTATATCCCAGTAGACTATTTTGAAGTCGGGATCTATTCCCTGATCTACCTTGCCTATGTGATGTCCAAAGTGCTTGTTACTGCTATTACGCATACTGAAAAAGCCCTGCTCTTCTTGTTCATAGCAGCGTGTACATTCTTTACAGGGCCGTTCATTAAGCATATTATCTCGCATCAGTTTGTATTCATCACCGTGCCAGATATCCTCTAGTGTGTTTGTACGCATGTTGCCAATTGGATAGTTCATTTCTCCTAAACAGCAAGGATATGCTTCTCCCGTAGGGAACCCATGTATATGCGTCCAGGGAATCATGCAAAAGTATTTGCTTTCCATAAGTCGCTTTTGCTGGTCTTCTCTGAGATCTTCTAACTCTACAAAAACAGGTCGTCTACTGTTGTAATCATAATTTTCATAATATTTCTTTTGTTTGTCTGTCATAGTGTGTTATACCATTTTACAAACTCTGGAAAAGTTTCTGTAAAGTTTTTGTTCCTACGTTTGTCATATTGAGAGTAAAAATTCTTAAAGTCATTATATAGTTTTGGCATGTCAAAAGAGTTACTATGTGGAGTTTTCTCTGTACGCAGGTATGTAATTAGTCTTTCTAGTTGCCCACGTTCGAACTTATGCATGTCTAAACCTCTAGTATTGAACAAAAACTCTAATGCGTCTGCATAACGATTGCGAAGTATAGGCGGAAGGACAAGTGGCGATTGAAAACTTGGGAAACGTAATATATTTAAACTAATTACGCCAAAATGACTGCCAAGTTCCGTTCTCATGTCTAATATATTGTTAATTAACTGAGGAAGTGTTTCTAAACATAAAGCATTTATAGTCATCATACAATGTGTATTCATACCAGCTTTACTTAATTTGACAATATTATTCCACCAATAGTCATAGTTTAAACCATCACGTATATACTCTGCTCTGGCTCCAACACTTTCACAACTAGTGTAGATATCTAAACTAGGCAAGTATTCTCGCGCCTCAACTAGTTTGTTTATAAATTCAGGCTTGCCTCCCAAATTACTATTAATAGCAAGTTTAGTTTGACTTTTATCTACGTTATCTTTAAACCAATCTATAAGCCTCCATAAGTCTGGACTCATTGTTGGTTCACCACCAGTAATGCGTAACTCTCTAAGAGTTCTATGCAAGTCTGATTCCCACCATTTAAAGAAGGCTTCTACATAAGGATTGCGATCTGCCAGCCCATATACTTGGCTACTATTGTGAAGGTGAGTATAGTGATTCCTGCCATCACTAATAAGGCTTTGATAACTGCCATGTTGTTTTAGGTCTCTGACCCAAGTACTACTAAAACCGGGGTTGCAATAACTGCAAGCAAAATTGCAAGTACGATCAAATGCAATTTCGAGAGTCCTGAGGTCGACGTCACCATCATACGGGCTATTTCTGGCGGCATGTAATTCATCCTGTGTGTATATGTTACTCTTATATATACGATCACTAACAAAATTAGGGCCCATATCCTCGATTTTCCAGCAATATTCACAACCAGCAGGGCGTTCTCCACATTGCATTTGTCTACGTTGTTCTTTTTTCTCAGGGGTATTATGTAACAATTTAGGATTTGCTTCTACAGCAACAGGATCTATTTTGTGTGGCAGTGGATGATGGCAACTAGTAGTCATGCCAGAACCTAACCAAATAGTAGCGTTGTACCATTTAGCACCGCAAAACGTAGGAGACAATTTGTCAAGTACTTGTTGTTTATAAGTTAAATCGTCCCAGCCCTGGTCTGTTTTTTTGTTATTCATTAAAAAACCCTTTTTTTATTTCTTCTAGAATATCTTTGCTACTTGTCATACCTACTGGTTGATGTACTTTACTAAATTTTTGATGGTACCATGGTACACTAGGAGTAGTAAATTCATTATACACTAATTTGCCATTATGACCAAGGTATAAGTTGTTTTTCCATTTAATGACGTCATTATTATTATGCCATTCCTCCCAGGGCGGTAAGTCTGGATATTGTATACAGTTGTATATTTCGTTTTTAATATCCACCTCATTTATATAAAGTTTTTGAAGTTCAAAATAGGTATCAGAGTCTGTGTTATAATTTTTTCCATAATGCACTATTTCTATAACGTGACGGCCATCTGATAAATCACAATCAATAGATATCGATCCGGGTTTGTAAAGTTTATGGTTAGCATAAATTTTTCCATCCACAAGTACTTTTATCAAGGGTATTCCCGACACAGTAAAATCAAATCTAAAATTAGTACGTTCCATTAGCAATTTTCTCGTAACTTACCTTTAACCTTTTTAAATGACTGTCCGCATTCCAAACATGGTAACCTAATTCTACTACATGCTCTTGTAACTCAATACGTCTGCGTATACGTTCTTTTAAAGTTAACTCGGGATTGTCTGGCATAAGCCAGTTTATACCAACGCGATCTCCGGGTAGACCCAAATGCATTAAACCTAATTCAGTCATTTCATTATATAAGGGAGTACCCTCGTCTACACTTAGCGTAGCACCCAGGTTTAGACCAGTAATTGTACCGTTTAAAGCATACTTTCTAAAATTAGTAAACATATCTAATGTTTGTTGATGATCCTCTATACGCTCTGTAGGATATCCGCAAATCATACTAAAAAAGCAATTTAACTGATTCTTGTCTAGTTGATCAATTACAGCCGCTAGTTCTGCCGTAGTAAACTTTTTACGCATATGTTCTCTAACACGGTCACTTCCAGTCTCGACTCCTATCATGACATGAGAACACCCAGCCTGTGCCATTAATTGATAATCTTCTGGTATTTGTTGTTTTAAGTTTCTAACTATGAATTGTCCATTAAATCTAAAGTAAGCGTCTGGTAAATTATTTTTTTTATAATATTCAATAAGTGTAATCAGTAAATCCCTAAATGCTTTCATACTTCCATTAATTAAGCTATCAGTAAAGGTAAATTGAGTTACCCCGTGCTTTTCATAGTTTGCAATCATTTCTTGTGCTAATACATGCCCGCTACGAAATGTAAATTTTTTCCAATGTTCATGTATATCACAAAAAGAACATGCCCGAACACATCCACGACTTCCGTTAATAGGAAGTAACTTTTGGTTATTATCATACTGATAATTTAAATCTATTAGATCATCATACACTGGAAATGGTATAGTATCTAAACTTAGTTGTTTAAAATTGTCATTATTGATACCTGGATATTTCTCGTTTCCAGATAATAATTCTACAAGTGCTAATTCACCATCGCCTCTTATAAAATAATCTATTTGTTTTAAATTAAGCATTTCAGCACCAAAGTCATTGTATATGCTGGCTATGCCATTTGTACTAATACCGGCCCCACCTATAACTATTTTACCATGGTATTTTTGTTTCAATTTTTTCGTAAACAGTCTAGTAGCTAACTGACACATCATAGTAAAAACACTGATACCAACAAACTTAGGATTTATTGCTATAACATCTTCTACCCATAAATCCAGAATCTTATCTACTTTAGCTTCTATCTCGGGTTCATTATGCATAGCTTCGCTAAAATAATCAAAAAGTTTAAGATAATCGTCGCCTGCTTTATTATATAGGTCTAAATTTAGGTCTAATATTTTACAACTAAACCCAGCATCAATAACACTACCCATAAGCTGACTCGTACCAGCTGGAGGATATTGCAAACCACTTATAGGAATATTAATAAGTAAAATATCCATATTATCCATACTTTTCTTTATATGCCTCTTCGAATCCTGCTTCCCATTGATAGCACTCTGTATTATACCACATTCTTCTAAAATAGTCATTATACATGTCTAGCACAGTCATGTCTGGCCAAGTATCTGGTATTAATTGACCCTTTGTTATCCAAAATATTCTATTGTATTCTCTATTTGTTCGCAAGGTATCTACACTCGTTCCAAAATTCTATCATTTCAGGAAATGTTTTTTCAAAGTTAGTTCCGCGTCTACGGTCGTGTTCACTAAAAAACCTATAAAAGTCCGCTCTTTTGTGCTCTATATTGTTTGTGCCTTTTTGCATAAACTGAAGATCACGACGCATCTTTAAAACTTCGTAATCTTTAAAGCCGTGCATTTCGTCCAGGTTGTTGTTCATAAAGTTTATACAATCCCACAAGCATTGCTCATATGCTTTAGGAAGTATCTGTATGTTTTGCCAGTCTGGTGTATACAATAGTGGAGTATCAAACCAAATACGCTGATAAGTCTTTGTATATGTTTTACGCAAATATAATATGTATTCAAGTAATTGCTCTAATCCATTAATACTTAAATTGTTCATTGTTATAATAAATGTAAGACTTGAACGCTCTGGAACCTCCCGAACAAAACGCTCAACCCTATTTATGGCAAGGTCAAAGTCCAGTCCGTGACGTATGTATTCTGCTTGTGGACCCCAGGTATCTAAACTAACAAACTGCATAAAATGTTCTACGGTACCTGGTGCCTGTGTTAGGCGTTTTACATAGTCCAAATACTTTTCAAATACACGATCGTCAACACTAAAGTTGCTTGTAACATTTAGGTGTAAGTCTGACTTTGGATTTTCAAGCACATAATCAAACACTCTATAGGTATTGGGATCCATTGTAGGCTCACCACCTGTCATACGAAAGTGTTTTAGGTCTTTATACAAGTCTGGCCACCACCGCCAGAAGGCTTCCCTATATGGATTGTTTTCTCTATTAGGTATAGGCTTACGCTCGCCTGTAAAGTGTGCTGGATCATTATGTGGTGTGCGGGTAGGATAAGCGCCGTGTTCTTTGGCTTCTTGTTCCCAGGTACTGCTGAACTGTGGACTACAATAACTACACTTCAAATTACATGCATGATTAAAGTTTACTTCCACATAACTGGGGTTAACATCTGCTTGTGGGTTTGCTACTATATCCTCAAATGCTTCCATAGCCCAGGGCTCGCCACTACGATAATGGCGGTCACTTAAACTACCGTTTTGTTCTATGTTCCAGCAATAGTTACATTCAGTGCACTTTATGCCATCAATCATTTCAGCACGCCTTTGTTTTTTATGTGCTGTATTGTGCAGGGCACTGGGATTATCTGCAAGTGGCTCAGTTGGTATGCGGTGTAGTGGAGGATGATAGCAACTGTTTGTGTGCCCAGTAGTTAGGTGTAGGCTTACTTGCTTCCATTTAGCCAAGCAGAAACTGCCGCTAACACCGGCTAGTCGTGCTTTTGCTAGTTCTGCATCTGCTAGATAATCACTCACTTCTTATCTCGTCCAATGCCTTCGCCTCTTATCTCGCGTAACTTTTTACGATTACTTTCCAACCTGTCTAGTATTGTGCTATAATCTATTGGATTTGATAGATATTTTTGCAAACTATTAAAAACTTTATCTACTCGAGTATAACCACTTACACTATCATATGATTTGTCTAGTATGTCTTCAAATATATCGAATCCTAATCCTTTTAAATTTTTCTCATATTCAGGACTACCTATTATCAAAAACAATCTACCATAAGCAATAGGCCTAAGTGTTTTTTCCGACATAAAAAAAGTATCTGACGCAGTGCTTGTTTCACAAACAACTTCTATACTTACATTTCGGTAAACATTCTCCCAAAACTGTATGTCCTTAACATTTCCTAAAATAATAGGCGGTTTAATATATTCGCCAATATCGCTATAGGGAAATAGATGTTTAATTGCTTGCCATTTGTCATTATGTTCACAAATAAATTGTGTAAAATCACTTTGATGTTCGGAAATAGATTCAATATCTAAGTGACAGGTTCTAATACTATTTTGTGCACTACTAATACTAAATGCATAAAGACGTTCATTTGTAGCCCTTCCTATTAGTAGAGCATAATAATTTTTTTCAGGAATAGTTACAGTAGTAGGCATAAAATCTGACGATTTCCGCCAAATATTCATATCAGTTTTATTAAATACATGCTTAAAAATTTTACTTTTTACAAGTCTGTCAGTAGACCTAACTGTTATTCTATCATAGGGTATAGACAATTTATCTGCACACTCTTTAACTACTTCTTCTAGGCCAGACTCTACAATATCAAAACCCTCATTGTATTGTTCTAGAACAATAGGATAACCTTTGTAATGAATACTCGCTATTTCCAATGCTAACAAATGTAAATCTCTAGTATGATTAGCGCCTAAATATTTTCTAAGGTCAATTACCATCCCTCCACCTTCCTAATAACTTCTATTTCTGTAGTCATAGGATCATATGCATGATAGGTTTGACTATAATAGTGTTTGAAGAATTTACTTTGTTGTGGATTATAATCTACAATAGGAAGTTCTAGTATGCGTCTAAGTTTTGCACCATACTCTGTGAAATTACTATCCAACCATTCTTGTTCACGTTCCCACAAACGGTCTAGTGCAGCAAAGTCTCTTACTTCATGCCAGTCCCAGTCTGTGAGCATAAGCATATAGGTGCCTTGCCTAGCACCATACATTGCTTCAAATCCGTAGTCCGCATCAGCACCAACACTCTGCCAGACGCACAATTTATCAAAGTTCTTAGCGTGTACTTGTTGCTTGAATTCTTCCAGTGTAGGCTTGCGTCCTTTGTTAAGACACATCTTGACGCCTTCTCTAAATCCTGCTCTCCATGCATGTTTAGCATCACCGTTGGGATAGGTAGTGCTGTACACATTGTTCATGGGCAGATACTTGTCATCAAAGCAAAACTCTACAACAGTTTCGTCAGTCCCATCAGTTGCTTCATGAGTTTGCATACTGTTGACAAACTCTCTTGTCCAGCAACTTAGTCCACCGTTGCCATACATAAGTCCATTTACTGCATTACGGGCTTTCCAACGAAACACACAATCACTATACTCAGGCTTAATATCTAATTGAATATCAAAGAAGGATTCGTCTGGTATATTGTCACCATCTATAAGAACAAAGCGTTCTGTATCACTAGCCGCGGCTGCTGCCTTATGTGCTGCATCACTGCCTTCAACGCCATCTACTCGCTTTGCCCAGGGTACAATGTTTTGTATCTGAACCCAGAATTCTTCCTTTTGTGGCTCGTCATAACTTAGATAAATGCAGTCTAAGTCTGCAATGTCTATTAGCGATCCAGCCACTCGTGTAACCTTGCTACATTAGAATTACTATCTGTAAGCACACGAATACCACGGGCATATATTGTACGATCAAGTTCGTATTCATCTTCCAAGGATTTTTCACAGAATTCCTTTAGTTGTGTAAACAATGCTTGATTATCTTCTAGTTGGTCCCTTGATATTAAATCACCCTTTTGCACTATATGTGGTAATGGAACAAATACTTCATTTTCCATTATTATACTCCTTAATTAATCGTTGACGTTCTTTTTTAAGTTCTTCTTTTTGTAGATCACTTAAATTAACATCTAAATTTGTATTACCTATATCAATATTAAAACTAAAACTCCAGCGTTCACCCTTGCTACGGAAAGGATGGACACTATGTGGTAACCATGCAGGGAAAAAGTAAATGTCTCCTACTACAGGCTTTCTACGAAACATATGTATTGCACCAGACAGTGGCCGGCCGTCCCAAAAATTTATCATACCTGCACTTGGGTCATGATCCTCTCTTAGCCATTCCTCTTCAATATCTTCAGGAAGTTTTAAGTATCCTACTCCACTCACCTGTCCTACATGATGATGCGGTGGATTAAAGTCACCTGCTACACTTATATTACCCCAAACACCGTGTATGCTTACTACTAGATTAATGTGTTTAAGGTTGTCTTCTACCATTTCTATATGCAGGGGAGTAGCAACATCTTTCTGACATTCCCATATGCCATAGGTGTTTGCTAAGAATATTTCACTTGCGCCCTGGTTAATGCACTCTTGGAACATTCTTAGGTTGCTGCCCAAATGTTCAGCAAGTATATTGAACTCTCTCTTGTTATTACCTGCTAGAGTCCATGCGTTGTCTTCGTGCTGTTCTAGTTCTTCCTTGGCACGTTGTTGTTCAAAAATATCACAAAGTACTTTTTGCAACTCTTCTGACATTTTTCCCTGTACTATACTTGGTCCGAATGGCCTTACTACTCTAAAGTCGTCGCTTGGCTGTGCCATTGGCATGTCACTAACTGTCTGCATCTATTTCCCTTTTGCAAAAGTATGGATTGTTGTTCGCAATCTCTGCTGGTGTTGCTGTCCAATACACATGGATACTAGTATCTATTTTTACAAGTTTTCCATCTACTACACGCATTTTATCTGGACGTATTTCTGTCTCGTCTGCAATGACGATGTATGCATCTTCCCACGCCTCAAGTTTGTTTACATGTTGTTTGTCAATTACTTCACCAGTATCTTTATTATAGCGCAACCTAACTTCAAGTTCAATTTTCTTACGAGGATTATTTAAGTTAAGCAGGGCTTGTTCTAATTCTGTGCTCATATCTGTCTATCAATTCTGGAGTGCAAAATGTTTTGTCATAGTAATGAAATGGATACTGTTGTGCATAGCCACCAACTATTAAGTCAAAGTTATCAGTAAGTGTCCAGGGTACTGCATCTTGCCATTTCATACTGGGCGACCAGTTGTTTATTACTGGCTTCATGTGTGTAAATGTTGGATAACTAAGTGTATTTACACAAGGTTGACCAATACATGATTGAGCAATAGCATATAAAACATCAGTATCAGGTTTGTCATAGATACTATACTTAAGAACGCTGTCACGTAAAACAGGCCAATGTTGTATCGCCGTTTCAATAGCACGGCAGAAGTCCATACTAGTCCTACTGTACCTAAAATATGAAAAGCCGTTATAAGAATCATCAAGATTGTTGGCATCAAAAAACTTCCTATAATATCGTGTTTGAGCAATGCGTCCCTGGTAATCTCTTACCTTGTTAGTATAACATACATCCTGCAATCTGCAACCAGGCCACCAGTGATCCAAACTGCGTGGTATAAGCATATCACTTTCTACTTTGAATGTTTCCTTAAAAGGAGTTACACGCATTATCCAGGCTTCATTATAAAAAGGCTCTGTGCGTGGTACTGTAATAATATGATCAAACACTCGTCGCTGTTTATCTGTAATACTATCTAGTGATTCATCGTCAACAACTACAGCAAACCTATTGTGCTTGCAAGTTGCTTTGATGCTTAGAGCAAGCAGGTAAGCAAGGTCAACATAATTCGTGTCTGCACTATTTTGTGCAAAGGTTAACCAGCCCTTGGGTTCGTCCTTTGGTTGCATTACATTTTTTCCTTAGAAAATGCCTTTTTCTTTCATATAATCATATATTTTTAAATGTCCATGTCTGTTCATATGAAGACCGTCTGGACGAAAATATTTCTCTATCATAGGACTAGATTTATTTTTATACGCTGTTAGATAATTTCTATGATTGAAACTATCATCTGCTAAGAATTTTAAAAAATTTTCATTCCTAGAAGTTACTTCTTTTACACTCCACATTTGATTGATGCATCTAGGAAAAACTTGATCGGGTATTAGCCAAGTTGGCAAATATTCTATTACAGGAATTAAGTTATTATATTTTTTTATTGATTCTAAGTTAATAGGAAAACATCCTCCTAAGCAATGAATTCTTTTATTAGTTTCATTTAACTCTTTGTATGCCTGATCTAATAGAGTTTTTTCTAGTGTCAAAAAATCCTCAATCGAATCAATCCCTTTATAAAAAAGATTTGATTTTGCCCTGCATTTATTCCATCTTTCTCTAAGGGGATCACTTTGAAACCATATAATTCTATCATATATATTGGGCTGTTCTCGTATTAATACCACTTGACTATAATTATCACCACCACCTTGACCTATATTTGTAACTGTATGGCCATCGTTCTGTAAATATTCAGTTAAACCACGATGTAGCACTACATACTCGCGTTCTGAGTTTTCTCCCCATTCGCCCTGACTCCAACTGTCACCTGCTATTAGAATATGCATCCATTGCTCCATATATTTCTGGATCCTGCAAACAGGCTTTGTTCATACAGTGTAGATTTACTCCTTTGAGTTTAACAGCATTAAACTTATCACCATCAACATAGCGTATCTTTAGTTCATCATCCTTTACTGCATATATACTATCCACAGTGCTTAAACTTGCTAGTGGGTGGTTAAAGTATGTGCCACTGGAATAGCCATTCATAAGTTGGTGTGCTATAGTTAAACTAAAATCGTTGCGATATTTGCCAGCAGTAAATCCCCAAAACTTTGCATAGTAACGCCAATTTGCTTGTACATTTTTCATCATTTCAAATATGTTATAGGCTAGGTCGCATTTGCGGAAATAAACGACCGTAGCCCATAACATTGGATGGCCAGCTCTAGTCATCCAGCGATCATGTTTAAAACTATCCGTGGAGGTGACGTCCCAAACTTGATCATAACATAAAAACTCGTTGTTGCTACCAAAATATTGTTTTAAATTGTCGTTGAATGTGAGATAGTCTACATCTATTAGTAGTGTTTCATCATAAGGACTTAAATCATATGCAAGTGTTCTATCACTATTATACCAGGGTACAGTAACAACTTCGCCTGCATGCCAGCGAAATGCTCTAGTATTGCCTGGACGTGCTTCACCTATGTGTATATGTGTGTCTATCCCTAAATGTTTTTCTACAAGTTTTGCTGCTAAACGAGCAAAACCAATGTAGTCTATTGTTTCATGTGGTGTGGCAAGTAAGAGTGCACCCCTACCCATTTACTCGTTTCCTCAAATCACTTGTACTAAAGCGGTGTTCTCTTTTATTAAAATAAAGTTCTATACCTCGTTTAGCGCAAATAGCTCTGCCAGTGAATCTTCCGTCCTTGTATTCTTCTCCTATAATACGAACATGGATATTGTACATTAACAATATGTCTTCTAAATCAGCTTCAGTAGCATATGGAATAATTTCATCAACATAGCTAACTGCTTTTAGTTGTGTATAACGCTCTACTACTGTTTGTACTGGTTTATTCTTTTCAGGCCTGTCAATACTAGGGTCTATTTGTAGCCCGCATATTAGATAATCACATTGATCTTTAGCTTCACGCAACATTATTACGTGACCAGCATGCAATAAATCAAACGAGCTACAAGTAAAACCTACTCTCATAGTTGTTCTACACGCCTAACTTTTCGCAGTTCTTCATGTTGATTGTGCCAATCATTCATAACTTCGTACCAGCGTTCTCTACATTTTGCGAGCATATCCGCAGTATCATCTATACGCACAGGATTGTCATAATTGTCTATGAGATATAAGATATGCTCATCACCCCAGGTACTGAGCAATGCCATTAGTTCAACTGTGATGCGAAATTGGCCGCCGCTATGTGTAATAGTTAAACGCTGTTCTTGTTGTTCTTTAAGAGCCAGACGTTGGCGATTATGATCCAGACGTTGGCGAGCAAACTCTTCATAGGATTCTATTGTCATGTTGTCAGTATAACAGGGGCTTTCGCCCCTGTCAACTTATATAAATTTAAATATGAAGTTTGACCCTAATAATAAGTTTAAAATATTAACCGATTGTATTAGTTACTGTTGACCAGGTTGGAGTTCCCCATGAAGCACTAATATAAGTAGTATTTGGTCTCTGGTAATTGAAATAAGCATACTTTGTTCCGTCTACTTGGTCAAGAACATTATAAACATTTTTGTTATAGCCGGTTTGGTCTGCTGCATCATCAACCCATTGCCATTGGAAATCCATAGTAGTTGCAGTTCCTGCATTTGGTGCTAAAATTGAAAAATCAATACGGTTAGCAGTATATGGACCAGTGTTTTCATACTGTCTGAACACAACGCCGTTTGGACTATCCCAGTAACCTGCGTTAGTTGTGTTAATGTTTACTGAACCACTACCACCACTCTTTCCGCTTGTGGTATTGTACATGTAATATGTACCAACTTCACTGGCAAGGTTGTTCCATTCGTTTGCTTTACTATCACTGGTATGGCCTGACAAGTCTGTTGTGAAGTAGCAGCGTCCGCCTGCGTTCCAGAAATAACGAGCAGCGTTTGCACTAGCAAATGTAAGTCTTGCTCTTGCTGTGAATGTGCCCTGGAAGTTACCAGCGTTTGAAATTGTTCCTGTTACCGCTGCACTGTAACCAGCTGCCACACTACCAACACTGGTTTGTGCGTTGGTAATTGTTGTAATGTCACCAGCCATAGTGCTAAACACGCTAATTGTGTTGCCTGCGCTTGGGTTACTAGTAGTATCAATAGTAATACTGCCATCTGTACCATAATGATCACTAATTGCTCTAATAGTGTTCATAAGTGATGACCATTGTGCCGCTGTTACTGTATTACCAGCACTAACAGTGGACAATGCAGTTTGTCCTAAGCCTTTATTTCCGGAGCCAGTGCCCCAAATAGCATTAACACTATCTACAAAGCCATTGTAGTGTGCTGCTTCAATTGTACCACCTGCACTATATGCCATAAGTTCAATTCCCCTGCTTTAATTTATTGTAACGAAGGCTTCGATTGTGCCTTCATCCTCAGTTGTTTTGGTTTCGATTGCACGACCAATAACGTTAAAGCTAGTTGCTTCTCCGGGTTGTGCTGCTCTTGCTAGACCATTTCCTGCACTAACAAGTCTCTCACCTTTATTTATTAAGCCTACTACTCTAACTGGCACACGGCCCGCAACAGCAACTGGTGCTGATGTTTCGCCACGCAAACCTGCGTTCATCATATAGGCTGGTTTATGGCTAATTACGCCAAATACTTGATCACTTAGCTCTTCATTTACTCGAGTAATTTCTTCTACACCACCAAGAGCAACAACTGTTCCTGCTTCATAGATCGCATCTGCCTGGAAGCGTTCTGCAACGTCAGCGTATTCTGCTGAACTTGCTGTACCTGAAAATATACTTGTTGTTAGTGTATTAGTGCTAGGATTGTAAGTAAGACCGGTATCAGTCTCTATGCCTTGTCCACCAGTTGCACCATCAACGAACGTAATGTACACAGTTTCGTTTGTAGAGTTGTTTGCTGTTGCTGTAACATTTGTTGCTGTAGTTGCAGTAGTTGCTGATGTTGCTGATGTTGCACTAGTTGCAGTATCTGCATTACCTGTCAAGTTACCAGTTACATTACCAGTAAGCGTTCCTACAAGGTTTGTAGCAGTAATAGTTCCACCATTTGTAATACTGTTAGTACCTAAATTAATAGGACCAGCCATTGTGCCGCCAGCTAGTGGAAGGTAAACTGAAACGCCACTACTTACTTGGCTATCAACATATCCTTTAGTAGCAGCATCTGAACTTGCAGTAGGTGTAGCAAGTGCACTAATTTTTTTGCTGCTAACATCTACTGTACCAGTACCATTAGGAGCAAGAACAATGCTACCATTTGTATTTGTATTTGTTAATACTGGATTGCTACTACCGTTAATTGTAATTGTTAAATCACTGTCAACACCAACTACTACGCCAGTGTCATTTAAAATACTAAGTACGCCGCTTGTGCTGTCACTTGCATTACTACGCAAATAGTTTGCTGCCGCAACACCACCAAGAGCGTCTGCATCGGTTGCTGTACCTTGTAGTTTAGCACCTGTTACTGTTGTACTAAGTTGAATGCCTGGTTTAATTGTAGTAAACCCGCTTAAAGCTGCCTGTGGAGTAAATTCTGTATCTTTACTTACTGTACCAACAACGACGTTACTAACATATAGTTTTACAACTACATGGTCAGCAGCAGCATTATCAGTTACAACTTCAACAATGGCACCTGAAGTTCCTGAACCGCTAGTAAATGCTGGACCAATTGTAGTAAAACTACTGCCGTTATAAACTTTTAATTGTCCGTTTGTAGTATCCCACCAAAGATCGCCAGTTACACTGCCAGAAGGTGTTGTAGCACTTGCTGTACTTGAACTGACGGTTTTGAATGCACTACCTGTATAAACCTTAAGTAGGTTATTTGTTGTATCCCACCACATTTGACCTGCAAGAGGTGAACTTGGTGCGCTAGTGTTAGCGAAATTTTCGAGCAGTTTTACATAGTTTTCGTTAAGGAATTCACCGTAACCTGCATAGTTTTTACCAATTAGAACTAGATCTGTTGAGGTATCAATTGTACCATCTGAAACAGTTGCTAAAACAGATCCGTTGGTTTTATTTACTGTATATGCCATTGTTTTTAAATCTCCGCGGACTTTAAATTATTTATCATGCTTTATAATGTAGGTACATTATAAACCACTTAGATTAGTCAAAGTTTGAATTCTAATAGTATAGTCTATTTGTATAAGTCTATTCAAACTTTTTTGTACTGGATGGAAAATTACATGGGTTAACAATTTTCCTGTGTTAACTGTGCCAATCCAGCTCTTAAGACCTAGTTCATCGAATGTATATGTGTCATTAAAATTACTAGTATTATCAAATGCTTGTTGATCGTTAGGCTCGCCGTAATCAAGCAAGCAACTAACAACGATGTCAGTATATACTTGGCCACTCACATGACTAACTGTAAGTTTGTTTCTACCTGCGTCAGTATTCAAACTTGAATTATCATCCACAACTTTATAATAGGTTTGGTTATAAAGGCTAGCGTTCTGCCCACTGCTATTAGCAGGCAAGTATGTAATAACACCTGTAGGATCAACGTTTGTACCGCCGTTACCAAATGCCATTTCATGAATAAAGCCTGTTGTTTTATTTGCTACACTAAGAGCAAGGGCTTCACTCATGTTTTCATAGTGAATAGCATTTCGTTTGTTTACAAATTCCTCGCCTGAATCAGGATCAAAGATACGAATATGTCCTTCCATTAGGACACCTCCCTTTTCTCTGAGGGGAGACTCTGGCTGGACTTGTTGTTGTTTTACTTCCATGTCTTTATCTTCCTGCATATTATATTATACCTTTAACATACATTCAACAAGTTTTTCACCTGTATCTGTATTTGTTTCTAATGCTATACCTACTCTATCACCTGTTGATGCTACGCTAGCAACTCCATTATCGTCAGCTCTAACAACTTGACCTTTTTCAACTGGACCTACAATTCGTACTCTAACTCGTCCAACTAGCGCAACTGGTATACCACCTTCTTGTTCACTGTTCATTAAATAGGCCGGATTTTCACTAACTACGCCAGCAGGTACATCTATGCTATTGCATTGTGTAACTTCAAACGCTCCGCCTACTTTTAATACGGTTCCTGCTGCATAGCCGGCATCTGGAATGTACATTTCTGCCAAGTCAGCGTATTGTGCAGTGGTCGCTGTACCACTAAACACACTGGTTGAAAGTGTATTTGTACTTGGATTGTATGTAAGTCCAGTACTGTCAACCTCAATGCCTTGAGCACCACTTGTGCCATCAACAAAAGCAATATAAACTGTTTCGTTAGTTGCAGTATTGTCTGTTGTTGTAACATTAGTAGAGGTAGTTGCTGTAGCACTGTTACCAGAACAGGCTGCTGCGGTAGTTGCGGTTGTAGCATTGCCTGATAATGCGGCTGTAATAGTACCTGCACTAAAATTACCACTACCATCGCGGAAAACAATAGTACTTGCTGTATTTGCATTTGTAGCATTTGATGTAACTGTAAATGTTGCACCTTCTGAAGCAGCACTACCACTGAGACCGTTACCGCTTACTGCACCAGCAGCAACATAATTCCCTGTTGTGTCTGTTCCCAAAGCAACTGAGTTAGCAGCGATTGTTGTAGCAAATGACAAGTTACCTGAACCATCAAATGTACCACTAGTACCTGTAACGTCACCTGTTAATGAAATTGTTCTGCCTGTAGCCCATTTGGTTGCTGTAGCGGCATTACCACTTAGTGCACCATTAAATGTATCAGCAGTAATTCTACCAAGTGAGGGATTATATGTTAATCCTGCATCATGATGAACTGCCGTAACAGCACCACTTGTAATATCTCCAAAATATAGTTGCTCTTCAGCATTTGTTGTTGTGTCACTAGTTGTTGTAGCGCCAGCAGCAGCCCAACTTAATGTGCCAGAGGCATTACTAACTAGTGCATAACCACTTACTGCTGCATCTGCATTAGGAAGTGTCCAGGTTATATTACTTGCTACAGTTGCAGGAGCCTGGAATGCAACATAATTGCTACTATCTGCATCGCCAAAACGTAAATCACTTTGTGCAGTAAGCAATGTGTCGCTTTGTAGTTGTATAGTGCCTGTGCCGCTAGCTGCTAGTTCTAGACCTTCATTACTGTTGATTGCTTTAATTTCTGTGCCACTGATTTCAAGTGATCCAGTTTTTAAGTTTTTAACTTCAAAGTTACCGTATTCAAAGCCCAAACTGCCTGTGTTGATTGTTCCTGTGGGTTCTGGTGTATAGTTTCCTACTGCTTTCCAAGTTCTTTCGCTTTGATCCCAGTATATACCAACGTGAGTATAACCATACTTTCCTGTGCCGTTGTTTTCGTTTGCCCAAAAACCTGCATCTCTTGCAATTGGTGCCGCAGTGCCTGACCATACATCACCTGATGTGTGTCCAGTTGTGGCTGCAAACTCTATGGTAATATTATTGTCTAGACTTTGTTGCGATCCTGTAATACTAACACCTGTTGCTTCTGTTGTGCTAAAGTTGTCTTTGGACCATTCAAATGTGTCAGGTGTGCCAGTACCATCAATGCGAACATAATAAGTTGTTGAGGTTGCACCTTCAAAGTAACCTTTAAATGTGCCGTCATCAAGTCCGCTGCCTACAAAGTTTGTGCCACTATCGCCAATAGCATCACCACCGTTTAGGTAAATGAAGCTATCTGCAATACTAAGGTTTTGTGAATCTACTGTGGTAGTTGTACCTGTAACTGTTAAATCACCACCTACTGTTAGGTTATTAGTAACAGTAACATTGTTTGGTAGTCCAATAGTAATTTTATTGGGACTAACTGTAGTTTGGATTTCGTTTGCAGTACCCTCAAAATCTATAGTGTCACCAGTTGAAACTGTATCATTAGAACCACCATCTGCTTGTAGTGTAAAGATTGTAGTTCCACTTGACAATGCACTGTCTACATAGGCCTTTGTTGCTGCATCTGTGCCTGCTGTTGGAGTAGCCATGTTGGTGACTTTGTTAGCACCCATATCCACTGTTTGACTTCCAGCAATAGTTAATCCATTTAGTGTGCCAACACTTGTAATGTTTGTTTGTGCTGCGGTACCTAGTGTGCCTATAATAGAGGATGATGCTGACACAGTAGTTGCTGCAACTGTATCAATATATGCTACTGACCATTCATTGCCACTTGCGCCCAGGGTGTAACTACTATCCGCATTAGGTTCTAAAGTGCCATCAATTAATACAGAACCTGTGCCATTTGGTTTTAAAATAATGTCACTGTTTGTACTTGTATTTTCAATAGTGTTTGCTGCACTGTTGATCTTAATGTTGCCAAACTCTGGTGAACTAGCCAGTGCAATATTAATGTAGTCTGCGTTTTGTGTTAATACTACATTGCTATCGCTAGTAATACTTCTCATCTGGAATGTAACGCCAATTTTTGTCTTAAATAAGCCAACACTATCTGCTACAGCCTGGTTTTGCATTTGGTTTGCTTCACCGCCTGCTGCACCAGGAAGTTCTGCAAGTTCTAGTCTATTATTAGCAGCAACCCAAGTTAGTCCATACCCGTCTGTTGTTGACCCAAGGACAACATCGCTTAAATCATCTATACTTGCTGCGGCAATACGAGCATCTGCTCTAGCATCAGTATAGTACATTGTACCGCTGCTGCCTGTTGCGGCTGGATCCTCCGGCAAGTCTGCTGTATTAACCTGATTAGCGCCTGTACCAAAATCAATATGTGTATCGTTTACGCCATTAGCATCAATAGTAATTGTTAGTGTATCGCCACTTTGTGATGTAACAATACCACTACTACCTGTTACTGTCAATGTATCGCCTAGATCTATAGCATTGCTTCCGCTGTTAGCAGCAACAAAAAAACTACTGTTACTAATACTAGAGTTAGGAATATTTGCAAGTTCAATAATACCTGTACTGTTATCATATGTAACACCACTTGCTGTTGTAGCACTTATATGTGCACGAACTTCACTCGCAGCCGGGCCAATATATGTTATGACACCTGTTGAGCTGTCATAACTTAAACTACCATCTCCGCCAGTGTCAGCGACACTTATGGCTGCTCTAGTTCTAGCATCAGTATAATAAAGATTAGTATTTTCTGTTATATTTGCGGTTGTAATGGTTACAGCATTGCTATCAGCAGATAAACCATTTATAGTTTTGATATAATTTGTTTCAAGAGCAGTGGTTCTTGAGTTTAGATCAGTGAAGTTCCCGTCCATTTGTGCATGGGTTAAAGGTTGACTTCTACTGCTTCTTAATACTATTGCCATGGCGTTATCTCGTTCATTGTTATTCGTATTTATTGTGGTTTATAATCTAGTATTATAACTCCAACTCCTCCACGTATCCTGGATCTACATAGCCATCTTCTATATATTTTGGACTATTGTTTTCTGCTATAAAGTTAGGCAATGCTGCTTCGCATGCTTTTAAGAATGCAGCGTTTACACTGACACTGCTTTGCAAACCATTGCCATCTGCTGCACTACTGTTACCAACAGTGTACCAGGTTTTTGTATGTGTATCAGTAGCAGGTAACCTTTGATTATCTGTTGTATCGTAAACCTGAGTTCCTTTTAGATGAGTTGGTGCCCAGCGAGTCCCCATAGTGCTGCGTCTAATGTTTGTAACATAGTTGTCTTCATAACTGATTTCCCAGTATGTTATACGTTCGTTACCAACATAAATTACACCTGGTTTATCGCCTGTTGGATTTGCAAGTGGTAGTTTGCGAGCATCCTCTACATAAATTTTGGTATCACCTGCGAGTAAGTCTTGTGAAAGTTGGGTTTGTCCGTCGTTACAAAGTCTAAAGTATTCGTAGTTACCCAACATATCGTTAACCATTCTATAACCTATAGTTGGTTCTATTTTGTTTTCACTAAAGTGTGTAACTATGATTTCACTGTTTGCATTTACAATTTGACTGCTTAAATCTATTCTACCATTATTATCAATAGTAAATTCACCTGCATGTAATCTTATACCATCAAGTGTTACCCAGAGATTGTTTCCGCTTGTAGGTGTTCTATCAAGAGTATACTTGTTAAGAGCAAGACCAGTTAGTGCTTCAGCGTCAAAATCTCCGCTATCGTATCCTACTTCATCGAACTCATCAATTGATGCAACTAATTCACTACCCTGACCAATAAACACCTTTGTTTGTATTCTTAAGGGATCGTGATTGTTAAATGATGTTACATAAACTTTATCGCCTGTAACAAAACTTACACTTGGATCTATTCTTAAATCACCAGCATCAATATAAAACTCATTTCTATTTTCTACACTAACAATTAATGTATCACCTGAATTATAAGCACTAAGCAAGTTGACTTGATAAACGGCAGTACTAGTTGCATCAACTGTCTCTGTAATTGTATAATCTTGTATGTAAGCAAGATTTTGTGTAACATTGTTAGTCTTGTCAAGTCGTGTTACGCTGATGTCACCAGTACTTGTATTGACTGCTGTTTCTTGAGCAGTGTGTGGTACTAGATATGAAAGTGTGCTGCCATCTAGAGTGTAATATTCACTATTGGCTGGACGCAATCTTTCAGTACCAAGTTCTACTATAATATTACCAGTAAGCGGATTAGCAAAATCATCGTCAAATGCTTGATCTAAATTGTAAATGTATGTACCACTTGTTAGTGTAATTTCCTGGGTTTGGCCATATGTAAATGCTGGCTTATCTTCACTTCTGTTGCTTACAAGTACATGTATTACTGCACCATCACTAGGCGCTGAATAAAAAGTTAAATTAACAACTAAATTTTGCTGAGACGTTGTAACATCTGTAGGAACGCCGTCTACTAATACTATTAGTTGTGTAAAGCGTCTATATTCTAAACCAAGTGTAAATTGTAATGTGCTGCCGTCGCCAATAATAACTTCTTCATGAGTTAATTTTTCTCCAGTAACACCATAACCATAAATTCTAATGTTTGTTCCACTAACAGGGGTACTTGCAAAACTTATTGTGCGATATTCATAATCTACTGTAAAGTTAAATATTCTTGTGCTGCCTTGATATACCACCAAGTAATCAACTAGTTCTTTTCTTGTTTGAGATCCGTATGAAAATTTGTTGTTAAGCCCGTCTGCAATATAAGTTCTGCTTACTGTTTTAAAACTGTTACCATCGCCGAGGAAGTCATCACTTGGGTCAGTGTATACTTCCATGTCAAGGTTGTCAAAAACAATACCAGGCACAAACTCTTCTGGAGCATGACTGTTGTAGACATCAACAAATTTGCCGCCATCTACATCTATATCCTCTGGTCTAGTTCCCAGTGCTAGATCACTAAATGTACTTTTTATAACTGTATCTAAACCACTTACAGTAGTCAATCCATCAGTGTCTATTTCAAAATCATCAAAAGCACCAACATCCCATTGTGAACTGTCGAAACCAGGCTCTTTATCGAACCCTAGTCCACTAACCTTATTAGCCAAATACCCTGTTCCTGGCTGTAGTAGTTCTAGATCATCGCCTATCATACCCACACTAGGGACATAGTAAGCACCAATACGATCTGCTGCACTGGTTAGGTTTTCATCAGCATATGGAACAAGCACTGTAGCACCTGTAGTATCTTCTACACTAAAGGTCGTACCAGTCGTAAACCCGCCTACTTTATTAACCTGATACACTTCCTGAATCTTTGTAGTAGTATTGTAATAAGCAACTAAATCATTATTGGCATAAGTTGTGCTAGCAGCCCAATCTTTAACAGTCGTACTATATGTTATTCTATCAAATTTTAGTGTTGTATCAAACTCTCTAACCTGGTCATTTTTAAGTCTAGGTGAAAGTTTTAAGCCAGTGCCTTGCCCAGTTATAGTAATTGTTGGATTCTTAGTATATCCGCTACCCTTGTTAGTCATTGTTACTCTAACAATGCCGCTGCCATTTGTGACAGCAATAGCAGTAGCCTGTGTACCACCAGCAACATCAGGTGCACTAATTGTTAATACAGGATTGTCCAGGAATCCAGTGCCTGCACTAACTATAACAATGCTATCAACATAATAAGTGTAATTTTGACTCCAGGGTTGGTTTAGGCCCTGTGTTCTAGTTATTTCATCTCCACCATAGTCTCCACTTGGCTTACGGAAATATTCCAGGCTGCTATCATAAAAACTATGCAAGTCAAAGTCAGTTACATCGCCATTCCAGTTGTCGACGCCATCATACTTTGCTACATATTCCCTTATAGTTGTATGATAAGGTTTGACTTCATTAATATATTCCTCAACAAAAGTGCTATTGTCTAACTGATAGGTTGGATACTGGTCTAGATCTCTAATTTTATGAAGTACTCTTATGAAACTAGTTTTTAACAACCAGTCAGGATTACCAACATTGACTTCATGTAATGCATATTCAACCATTCTAAAGAACAGTATGTTAGCATTGAGTGCTAGTTCACCTGTAAATATTTCATTAAATACTGCTGTTGCTATCGTTCTTACTTCTTGGTGTGGAACTCTATCAAAGTTTGCAAATTCAAACACACCAGTATCGAAACCAATAAAACTGCCAGTTTCTATATTGTTAAAATCATACACTGTATCTAATATTTTAATTGTGCCTTTTTCAATAATAACTTCTGTCCAGATAGTACCATTGTACTGGAACAGACTAAAATTACCATCATCATTGCTTAATACTTTGGCAATGTCACCACTAGCAGCACTTGTAAGTGTTAATAAATCTGGTTCTGTACTTACTGTATATTTTGGAATAGTTGTATTATCAAAACCTGTAGCATACCAGGTCACATAATCCCAGTAACGAGCAGTATTATACCCTTGAACCCTTGTTAGGTTCCATGTACGAGTATTATCGGTTGCAATCTGTAATGTATACAAGGACCAATTATCATTATTAGTTTCGTCCTTTTCTACAAGAACTTTATAACCTGCAGGCAAAGTTAGGACTGCTAAAAAGTCTCTTGTTTCTACATTTGGTACTTTTTTGTCATATGTAAGACTGGATGGCTGTGGATCGCTTGCAAACAAACTTGTAAGAACAAATTGTCTTGCAATAGGTCTGCTTGCAAATATATTATTGCAATAATTTACAAAAGTTTTAAGAGCTGCTTGTCTATTAACAAACATTGTTTGTCGTGGACGAATTGCTATGCCGTATCTTTCTCCAGCACTTAGCGTTGCATCAGGAACTACTGCTCCAGTTTTGTCAGCACCTGCTAAACTATCAATAAGTTTTGCTTTAATGTTTGCTGGCAATATTTGAGCATCATCTCCTTCACTTACTAATTCAAATTCGCTGTGAACAATGCCTTCATTTTTTACTACATCATAGTTAATACTTAGAACAGTATTTCTATCTGCCCAGGAATTGGACATATTGTTCATAACAAAGGCATTTTTATCTATAATGCTAATATATTTTGTACCCGTACTCATTGGATTTTCAATAAGTTGTCTTACACCTTCAGTACTAATCTGTCTGCGTTCGTCGTTAGGGAATGTAGTTAAGCCTGTTACCCAATAGTAATATCTGGTAACACTAGTATTTGTAATGCTGTTATATTGTAAACTTACACTGTATGCACTGTCGTCTGTATGCTTTGGAGTTCCAGGTAAACCACTGGCAACATGTAGGCTAGGAGGTACTGTACTTTCTGTCCATTCGTAAATATCAATGCTACTGCCAGGGAAGAATTGATTCCAGTGTTGGCTTCTATATTCTAAGTCACCTTGCTCATATTCTATGACTCTACAGGTGCTCAAATCCCACCATAGTCTACCAACTTTTTCATCATTCCAATTGTTATTTTCAGCATAGGTTACTTGATCCTGAATTGTACTTACATTGTATACAGCAGGATCAATAGGAAGAATATAGTCTAGTTCGCCTTGTGCAATGCCAGGCAATTTATTTTTGTAAATGTCAACAGTGTCTATAAAGTCTTGTATTTCATTTGTGGTCTTATCATAAGTAACAATTCTGTTAATAACATCAATATCAACTTTGGGTGTTTGTACACGATATTTGTTCCAGGTATCAGTATTGTTTGTATTCTCAAATAAGTAAAAACTTCCTGCGTTTGATAGCCATATATCATCTGCAGGACTGCCAACAAATATTCTGCCTGCATTTATTGCTACACTGCCACCGAACTCATCAAGTGTTCCAATATTAATGCTTCTAAGTTGTTGTCCAAATGCAAATTTTGGCGGATTGGCACTGCTTTGTGGATTACTAATTGTATTGCTACTGTCAAGTAAGTCGTATACATAAGCAGCTCCACTTTGTGAAACTTTATCAATAAATTTAGTGCTGTTTGCATCAAATGTAGTTAGTGGCTCGTCATATGTTACGCTAGAAGTGTTAGTATCTATGTCAAACTCTGCTGGCAAAAGTGTAGTTGCTCTGTCACTGCTAATTACTAATCGTTGTTTGCCTGCACCATCAACTGGAATAAACTTATCCATTTCCACTACACGACCAAAATTTTCATTCTCGCCAGCAAAAGGATGGTTTATCTTTTGTGCAAATTTAAATGGTCTAACTTCTGCTAACGCTCTAAATGTTGTGCCAACGCCTGGTCTTACTTTGAGTTTTTTGTTGGGTACAGTACTTGTAGAAGTAATTTTAACCTGGCCATTTGTAGTAAGGGTTGCATTTATATTAACTAGGTCTGTGCTTGTATTAATAGGAGTTGCAAAACGAGCAGGGTCAGCACTAGTATTAAAACTCATGGTAACTTCAAAATCATCTACGCTAATACTATCAAATTGTGTAGTAAAAGTTGATTTGTTGGTGCTCGTAGTAGTAACTTCACCGAATCTTAAACCTTCGTCTATGAATACAAAAACACTTCCTGTATTTGGGTTTGTTTCGTCTTCGCCAGGACTACCCACAGTTGCTATAGCACCGTATGCATCTAATGCAACACTATAACCAAAGTTTTCATTATCTTGTGGCGTTTCACCACTAACAATAGCATCTTGTTGAGTAAATATTTGCATTTCAACAAAACTACCAGTGTATACTCTAATGTTAGTTCCCAGAGCAGGAATATATCTAAAACTGATAGTATTGCCTACTACAGTATATCTGTTTTCACTACTATCACTATCAAAACCACCAAAGGAGCCTGTTGCAAGAGACTGTTTTACACCATCTACTTCTATGTAAAAATTGTCTGGCAGGGTTGTGGTTGCTGTAAATTCATGTGATGTCCCATTGCCTGTAAATCTTTCCACAATGTGATGGAACATATATGCACTGCCTGCATCAGTTTTGCCATCTACATCACTATAAGGTGCACCTACAATTAATGTTTCACCTGTAGTATCAACATCTAAACTAAAGCCAAATTGGTCTCCTGAAAGAGTAGAAGATCCTGTAACGCTTCCCGAATAATTAAAGTAACTTTGTCTTCGAACTACTAAACTAAGACTTGCAGCAGGCGCAGTTGTAAATGTTAATGTAGTTCCAGAAACTGTCCAATCTTTAAATGGCAAGTATTCTTTGCCATTCCCATCTTTAATGTAAAGTTGGTATGAATTGTCTGCTGCTGTATCTAGTGTAAATGCTGTAGTGCTATTATCGCCAGTAAATGTTTGGCTTGTAACTTTTGATGATGCAACTTCTACAAGGGTATATATATGAACTTTATTTTCGCCAGGAGCACCAACAAACAAATATCTGTCGTCTTTACTAATTGAGACACTGTAACCAAACTTAGCAGCAGCACCTGGACTTGGAAGTCTTATACTTTGTGTAAGATTGGTAAAGACACCTGTGTAATCACGCTTGTACATGAATACATAGCCAATGCTACTTTCACTACTTGGCGCACCTACTGCTAACCATTCCGTACCTGCTGCTACGGCGAAACCATAAGCGTCTATACTGGTTCTAATGTCTTGGGCTACTATAGATGTACCAGGATTAAATACGCCATTGCTATCCCTGCTGTAAGGGTATACCACGCCAACTGATTGTTCTGGAGAGCCAACAAACAAACTTAAACTGTCATCAGTGATTGCTAAACTTGTACCAAATTTACTATCACCTACAGATTCAATATTGTATGATACATTTTTATAGTTCCACGGAGTGCTCTTTTTAAATGTAGCCCAGTTCTGATTCTCATCATAATCTACCCAGGCAAGTTCGTTTTCTTGCCAACCATAGGGAGGTGTGAAGGTTGCAATATTACTTGTGTTAGCGAATCTACTGCTTGTTAATTTGTAAATTGCAATTACTAAGCCAGTTATTTCATCTATTTCAACATCATCATCTACTCTTATTGTAAATTGGGTAGATCCATATGTACTATGTACTTGTTTAGCACCGCCAATTATTTGGTCTGCACTTTTAATTACAATATAATCATCTTTAACTAGGGTGTGTGTTCTATTAGTAGTATAGGTAATAAAACCTGTACCTGATTGGTTTAAACTTATAATTTCGGCATTTATCTCTGTAACACGATAAATGTCCCAGTCTAGATTGCCCTTGGCATTCCATATTGTTGTGCCTCTGCCAATTGTAGCAATATTAGCAGTAATTTGATCTAAATTGTTTTCTAAATCAAACACAGTAAGGTCGGCGTCATCTATACGGACATGTCCCGCACCAATTATGTCTGTTTTCTTTACATTGCTTGTTCTAGTATTAAAAATGTTTTTATCATACTTGTTTGGAATCTTTAGCAGGTCGCCTGAGTAATATGCTAATCCCAATCCTGACCCAGTGTCTCCTGCATTAAGCAATTCTACTGTTACTTGATTTTCCTGTGCACGAGCTTCATCAACAATAAGTTCAATTACCTGGTTGCTGTCTATGCTACCAAATGCACCAGCCCTAAAGCCCCATTCCTCAAAAACTTCTATCTCTTGGTTTAGATTTGTTAGTTCCGCAGTAGTTAATCTATCAATAACATTCTTGGTACCTTTGTTACGCACCATTCCCTGATAGAACTTAACCTGGCTAACATCGTCTAAGCCCAATTGATCTAGATAGTCTCTAGGTCTAAAACCAATTTGACCCTTGGCAGCCTTATCTGTGCTGCTTTCCAAATTACTTTTATCAAAGTCGTAAAAATCTGTAAATCTATCTGCTTTCTGTGTTATATTAGGCAATAAACCTGTTTTCATATCAGTTACTGGACGCCAATTGTTAAAGTTAAACTTTGTTTCCCCAGTATGATTATCTACAGCAGCATATAGTTTTTTGTTATGATTTACAATGTCGCCTTTTTTATAGTCAGTATTTTCTACCCAAACATCAAATTTGTTTGCATTGTTAATAAAGCCTGGACTATGTAGTGTACCGTTCCAAGGATTACTCTTGAAACCAACAAACTTAATTCTTGCTTGTCTGTTACCAAGTTCTGGTTGGTAAATTACATCATTAAAGATAGTTGTGTTGTCTACAACAAGATAGTGTTCGTATTGAATAGGGTCTAATTGAGCACTATAGATCTGATTTGTATCTGCATTAACCGTAACTACACTCAAGTTATCTATTCTACTTACATTGTATTCAGTTGCTCTAAGAGCCTTATTGCTTGGATTTTTAATGTTTCCTGTTTTAGCAAGGTTATCAATAGTAGTAAATGGTCTATTAACTCTTATTTCGTTATTAGCTGGACTAATACCAATTACGCTATTAACTGGCCAGCCCTGTTGATCCCATAATAAAAATTCTTTAATAGCAAGCGCAAAGTCTTTAGTCTCATCATTGCTATTTTTATCCTCAAATATAAATCCTTTTGCAACAAGATAACGCTGATAGGCTACCATGAAGTCACATAGTTGTTGCTTTGTTGGTATTATTGTACCATAAGGAATATTACTAATGAATTTTTGTGAGTCTTGATATACTACAGTAGTAGTATTACCAACTGTAACTGTAATATTGTTTGGACTCTTTAGGCTTGGTATAATTTTAAAGAATGGATTATCAGTATCAAAACCAGTAACCTCATAACCATTAACTCTCTTTGTTACATTTACGCCACTGTATGTAATTCTTTCTAGCGGTGTACTTTTGTTTAAGTAAAGATTTAAGTTTTCGTCCGGCACAAAGATATTGTTACTAGTACTACTTGGAGTAGTGCTTTCAATTATTAATTTGCATTCTGCTAGGTTTGTATAACCTGCAATTGGATGAACTAGTTTTAGTTGTAAATTTTGAACTCTTGTTTGTAGATCGCCAATACTTAAACTTTTAAATTTAAGATAACTTTCTAGGAATTGATTATACCCTTCTACGCGGTTAACGCTAGTAGTTGTGCCTATAGTTGTACCATTAAGTTTGTAATCACTTATTTTATGTCTATAAGATTTATTTTTCTGTAGTATTTGATCATAACCAGTGTTTTTTTCAACAAGGTTAGCATCCCATAATAGTGCAAAATATTTTGCTGGACGTTTTAGGGCTGCTAGAATTTGTACAACAAAAGGCCATTCACTGCTACGTTTCCATGCTGCTTCTACAGGCGCAGTATCGCCAATTCTCCAATCATTTGCGGTGTTTGTTTCAAAACTTCCCTGGGTCAGAAATTGTCCAGGAGGTATGAGTTTTCCTTGATCATCAACTGGGATAAGGTTTGTAAGTCCTGGTCGCTTCCATAAATCATTTGTTGTATAGGCGGAATCTTCATCTGCACTCTGAAATCTCTTACCATCTTCTAGATCCTGCCAGAGTACATAGTTACCTCGTGTATAAGGTGCTCTACCATATCGTGTGTCCCAATAACTTGGCTTTTCATAAAATCCAATCATCTCCCAGGGAGTTAAATGTGGAGTTTCAGTGTCATATAGCCAACGATATATTGCACGCCAATATCCTGGCAATCTACTATTTTTGTCTTTTGTAGTTGCATAATTATAATTCCAGGTAAATTGATTTTCAATTTGGTGCTGTGTATTTGTTATATAATCTAGTTGATTTTTGTGTGCCCAGGTAGCAAAATACTTTCCTATTATATTATTGTCTAGTGCAAAATCAGCTAGTGTATCTCTAAAATATCCACTGGATATTTCTAATATATTAAAAACATCAGGATTGTAATTAGTTTTAATATTGTTATAAACTCTGGTTTCGTATTCAAGTATTATACGGTCACGCAAATCTTTATAGGCTACCCAACGGCTACCATCATGACCAACTATAACTGGAGTATAATTTTTATATTCTTCATAAGCGTCAGTGTCTATAGCGCCATGTGCCTGATTAGTTGAGGGCATATAGAATATTCTATCTGTACCTTCAAACTTATGAGGATGTGATTGGCCAGCGGAATCGGCCGCTGCTGCCGCTGCACTAGTTGTATAAAGTGGATAATACCAGCCAGTTTGTCCTTGGCTACGCTGAACATAACGACTATCACTGGTACCATAAATTTTAAATGGACCAGTACCTGAACTTGTGCCAGTCTGATAAGTGTCATCAAGGCTTATGCTTGGTTGAAACTTTGGATATAAGCCCAGTTTAGATGGTGTAGGGGGTACAAAACTACCATTTGTATTAGCATACTCAACAATTTCTATAACATCACCTACTGCAAGATCGATCTTATCATTGAGTGTTACACTTGCTTGTACAGTATCAAAGGTATAGTCTTTGCCATAAACTAGTTGAGTCTTTTTTCCATCCTCGTTTAGATATACTAGGACACCCTGGCTACTAACACTTGTTAAATCAAATTGTGTAGTAAACTCAAATGTTCTTTCTGTAGTTTGGTCAAGAGTAATATTAGTTACAGTTTTTTCACTTCCCCAAGGTAGCATATCTGTATAGTAAAATGGGAAATCACTGCTTTTACTGCCAACCATAAAAGTTAAGATTGTATCAAGAGCCCCGCTTGGATTTCTGAGATCTATATCTAGTTTGTCCAGATTATCTAAGAGCCTGTTTTTGAATCGTGTGTATTCCTCTAATGAATACTTCATGCTGCTAACAAATAGATTATCATCCATTGTTAACAAGTAGTGAGCCAGGGTACCACCTGCACTATGTTGTAGGATTTTACCACTGTAATTTTTGTAAGTTAAGTCTCTAGCATTGTTGGAACCTAAACTTTTCCCAGTAAATCCAGCAATGTTTCTTGTTATCTCAATAAAATGGTTTCTGCATTGACCTAGTGTTAGTGTCTCAAAATCTGCATTATTAGCATTGTTCTCTAGGTTACTGGCAACTTCATAAAATCCCAGTGGGTTTACAGTGTCACTGTATACTCTTATAAGAACAACATCATCTGTTGCCAAAGCACTGTTAAATGTAACATAGAATTTGTCGTTTTGTGCTAACTGACTATATTTGTCTGCTGTTTGGAATGTACCATTTACAAATACTTGTAGTGTGACATCTCCAATTATTTCCTTGGGCTCACTGCCAATTTCAAAAACATATTTTTCTGAATCGACGATGTGCTGTATTTGCTGCCACTGTCTACTTTCATGTTTTACTTTAGTCCAACCATTATGTAAAGTTCTGGTTGTTCCGTTATATTTGTGGGCGTGCCCGCTTTTTATAATGACATTTACACTGCCTGTACTACTGGTGTACTGGAATTTGTCAGTTATGTAGTTGTTTTCAAAAACAATGTCACCAACATTAGCAATGTTTTTGTAAGTTAGACCAAAACCTAGGATTGTGTCAGCACTTGCATTATTATTTCTTTTGTAACTAAAAAGTTTATTGCCAGTAAAGTTTGTGCTGGCATATTTTGTTGTGTCACCAAAACTTACATGATCGCCATCAAATACATCAAATAATGGTTCTTGATTTAACTTAGTCTTTTGTTGCGCTAGTTTCCAGATATTATTGCCTGCGCTGTCCGTTGTATAGTAAAATACTTTACCCTGGTTAGTCGAACCTAGACTACTTAAAACGCTATCATTGATACTAACTGTATCAATTTTTACAAGGTTAATAATTGGAGCAGTAGCAATGTTAGCATCCTGATCTATATGATCTACACGATAAATGTTTTGACGGATATCAGGATCTGCACTAAAGATAATCGTAACACCAGGTGTTAACTCTATTCCGTCACTATAGTAACCTAGTGTGCCATTAACATTACTGAAAGCATCAGTTTGTACAGTATCAATAACTGTGACTGGTGTTTTGCTCGTTATGCCCATGTTAAACAATTTTAGGCCACTGTCAAATTCTATAATAGGACGTTTTGCTCTTGCCGCATCATCAATAATTGTATTAAAATTATTATAACTTGCAGTAGCAGTAATTACATTACGGTGGAACCAACGATTACCGCGGCTCCATGCATTGTTATCACCACTGCTACGATTTATAACAATATAATCTTGATTTACAGGACTATTAAGAGTGGATTCAAAATTGCCCTCATCATATAATGTACTATCATAAGGAAGATTCGCACTCTTTACATAACTTTCTGGTGTTACTAAATCATCTACAGCAACTAATTTTATAGCAGATCCCACTCCCTCAACATAATACCTATTATTTTGATATAATGCCGGAGTTACACTGGTGTCAAACTCTACCTTAAGACCGTTTGTAAATGCTACACCGTTAGGGCTAGTATAAGTCTCTCTACCTAGAACATCATTTACAAGGTCTATAGTAGAACTTGCACCTTGATCAACAAGTATAATTTTACCGTTGCGATTAACATCTGCACCGTCCTGATAAAAAAGTTCACTTTGACCAGCAGTTATATTAGGAATTAATCTTAAGAAACCTTCTGGATCTTTATAAAATTCTCTACTACCATATGCAGTACCCTGACTGACATAAACTTTGTTTCCCTGCGTAATACTTTGAATAAGGCTTAACTGAATTGTGTCTACACCATCTACTGCATTCACATCTAAACGGAACACACTGTAGCGTTGTTCATGTGTTAGAGCAGTAACAGGATCAAATGTTCCGGCACTGCCCTCTACAGTACCGCTATCATAGCCTTCAGCGTCAAAATTTGCACCCTGGTTCCAACGAGTCTCGTCCAGGGTATCGTTTATCATAATTATATCTTTGCCATCGAGTTGTGTAAGATTGTCTATGCCCGTTGGATATGATGCAAGAAAAGCACTTAGTGTTTGGTTATGCAACTCACTGTATGTTAGTTCTGTTGCTAAGTCAACTACTGCATCAGTAGTCATATCTGTAAAGTTACTCTGAGCGTCTGCTAGTGGAACTCTAAATGTTACTGTGCCAGCGTCTTCGCCATTGTTAATTACTCCTAGCACTTCTCTTGTACTAATATTTTTCTGTTGGCTATCTATTCCTGACAAGCCACGCTCTGTTTGAATCCAAAAAGGAATGCCAGGTTGATCTACTCTAAAAGTATATTCACCTCCTCTAGCAAGATAAAGAGTAGGATTAACACTAGCAGTTGCACTGTCAAATCTGTATACAGTTTCACTTGCTGATCTAAGTACGGTATAATCTTGAGTAGAATCTACTGTGCCAGCAAAAACATTAACAGCGTCTGGACCTGAGGGTAACCAAAAATACTCACCGTAGTTAATTAATTTGTCAAAGTCAATAAAACTACTCCAATTATAAAATTCTTGTCTGTATAGTTTGTCCTGATTGGCTGTTTGTCCGTTATTGTAATTAATTGTGTTTAAAGCATCAATAATACTACTAACACTCTTGATGTCACCTGTACTATCCTGATAAACTACACCAGGCTCTAGCTGATAATTTTGTCTTGTGTTATTAATTTCAGTAAGGTATGTGTCTTTACTAGTAAAGTTTTCAGCATTTTTTCTACCAATAAATCCACTGAATTTTCTTTTTGTTTCCTCACTGATCAATTGATCAAGTGTGGCATTTAAAAACTTAGTGTTTTTAGAGGTTCTAAAAACTTCAGGTAAAAGTATACTACTTTTTCTCACGGCCATTAGTAACTATAACCTCCTGCACCAGTAATTCTTGTAGTACTTCCGCCTACACTTATATTAGTAGTTGTTTCCACAACTGTGTTAGCACTGCCAGTAGATACACTTTCAACTCTAGAAATGTCAGCAGTTGAATTAATGACTGCACCACTTGCTTGTAGTTGAGCAGCAGTAATAACATCAATTATTTGTACATCGTTTACTGTTGCAGCACTAATAAAAATTTCGTCTCTACTACTTGCAATTTGATATAAACTACCAAAACCACTTGTGCTATTTTTAGGAACAATAATTATACTTAATACATCTGGAGATAGTGTATTGTGTAGATAGGCACTAAGTTCACTAAAATAGAAAGTGTCACCAAAGTCCCAGTTATCTAGAGAAAAGTAATTGTTAATTGCTTCTACTACTCTTGCTTTAATTTCATTATCACTTACAAGTGTGCTAGTGTTTTTAACAATTTTAAAGTTTGCTTGCAATTCTGCGTCTGCCTTGTCGCCAAATAATGGTCTGTAGTTTACGCTATTGAAAATAATAGCATCACTTACACTCTTGTAAGTTTCCAAACTTCCATAACTATCTCTTAATTCGTTAGTGCTAGGTTTTACTGGTTTGGTTACACTACCAGTAATATCAGTAACATAATTGCGATAGTCTGTGTCATACTGTCGTGTTAACAAATACAAATCAATAATGTTGCTTGGTGCAGGATCAATGCGTCTATTATTAGGTGCATTGTGAGTATACTGGAATAGTATATTAGATCTGCCTACCTTTGTAATATATTCCGTTGTTTCTGTTAAAACTTTTGTGTTAGCACTGTTAACACTTAGGATATAAAATTTTCCAGTTGAACTGGTATAAAAAACTTGTCCAGCACTATAGGTTTCTTTAACTGCGTTTGCCGCAGTTAGTGTAGTATAATAACTTTCTACTAACGTATTAGAAACAGGCTCAAGTCTAGTATAACCATAATTGTCAAGGAAAGTTTTGTAAAACACTATTTTGGAGGCACTGTTAACATTTGGTCCAACTACTTTGTCAAAAACATCAGGATCATCAATAGCGTTATCGCTGTCTTGATCCGGAAAAGTAATTTTTATACGTTCTGTTAGTACAAAACCGTCTGCTTCTACAACAGTATCATCTACATGCATTACATAGTTTTGTGCAAAGGGACTATTACTATCTGGCAAACTGTTAACTTTGAGCATAACAATTTTATCACGGATAGTTTTGCCAGTACGTGGATCAAAAATCTTTAAGTCTTTATCAAAATAAAAACGGGTTTCTAAATAACTTTCAAAAATGTAATCTAATTGTCTGTATTTTACAGTATATGTTTCGCCGTCGTTGGTTAACAGGAAGTACCAACTAGCATCTAAATTGTTACCTGAAGTATCTCCAGCATACTGTGTGCTAAAGGCAGTGGATTGGTTAAGGTTAACGCTGTTAATAACAGTCCAGGCCTGTGTATCCTGATCATAGCGTATACCCAATGTTTTATAATCACCTATATCTGCTATTAATGCCTGCCTAACTGCACTGGTTAAACTTGTATTCCAGGGAATAATAATTGTATCTAATTCTGCTAGGTCAGGTATAACTTCAGTAAGTGTAACAGGACCCAAGCCACTATCCAAATTACCAGTTCCCTGATTTGTGCCATCCTCAACTAGGTTACTACAAGTTGTCCACAAATATGTTTTAGTGTTTAAATCGCCGGCGCTGCCTACTATAAGATTGTTGTTAACATCGAACACATATCCAGTGGGTGCATTAAATTTTATTAAACTACCTTCCTTAAAGTATTTCATGTTACTACTTGTAAAAGTAGATACTTGTTGTGGGTTTCCACTGCTATTTTTAAAGTAACCAGTACATACGCCAGTACCTATAGTTGATTGTTCCCAGGTAATACTTAATCCACTTACATCTATTCTTGGTTGTTTATCCAAGAAATAATGTAACATGCTTTTACCCTGTATAATTCGTTCAAATTGTGTACTTATTACATTACTAATATCACTGTCTGTAATAAAGTCAAATGTAAAGGTAGGAAGCAATGAATCTTTGTAAATTATTCCGTCTTCTGCAAAAATGTTTGTGCTAGAATATTTTCCTGTAGTATCTCTAACATCCAAATATCTACTAATACCACTGCTTGTACGGTTAACTGCCTTACTCTTTACTACACTGTTAAAACTTGTAAATGGTAAAATCTGATAATCTTCGCCAGTTACCATACGATCCTGAGTATAATATTGCTGTTGTGCTCTTGCTTTAATGTCGTTTAGGTTTTCTCTAGCAATAGCATTAGCAACAGTTTGTTTTAAACTCATGTTAAGAGTTAGTGTTTCAACCTGTGCACTATGGCTCAAATAGGGCAATGTAATTGTTACATTGTTCATATCCTGTGGACTTATTTTATATGTGAAGCCATTTCCTGTTCTAAAGTAACATCTGTAGTTGCCTTGTGGAATATCACTAAATACACCGTCGCCAAATACAAGGCTTATTCTGTCGCCTGCACGGCTTTGTACATTGTACAAACTCTTGATGTTTTTACTTAAACTATTAAAGATAACATTATTACCACTAATAGCAGGAACTTTTGTCCATAGTGTTTGCTCATTGCCATTACTGTCTAGTTCATACAACCAAATATCATTATTGTCAACACCAGCAACATCTATTTCTACAACACGATTTGGTAATGCTTCATCAATACTAAAGTCTACAGTCTGTAGATTGCCCTGTTTAAAGTAAAAGAAGTAACCAGTATTGTTACTGTTAAAACCACGTGCATCGTTTTTGTAAATTGTATTAAGTGTGCTACCTGGCTTTGGTGGAACTTCATACAAAAAGTCTGTTCCACTATAAGTTCCATTAACAATTTCAAAGTTAAATGTCTGGCCGCCTACAGTATTTGAATAATCAAAAATACCCACTGTGTTGGGTATAGTGCTTAAATTATATTCTTCAATTTTAATGCCGCCAACTGTAGTTCTTAAACTAGGAGCACCAAAACGCTGTGTCTTTACAGTTGCACTGTTCATTACAGTTGTAAACTGCTCTAGGAAGTCTGGGTTTGTTTCGTCTGCCCAAAAAATTTCTGTATTAGCAAGGTTATTGCCATTACTATCAAATATGTTTTCTGTTGTTTGAACACTGTCTACTTTCAACATACCTCGAGCAATTTGTGCTCGTTTGGGTGTATAGTTAAGCATTCTAGCAAGGCGGAGAATACTATCTCTTCGCTCTGCTGTTTCTAAAAAGTTTTCTCTAGCATTTAAATCTGATCTGAAGCTAAGGCTTTGTGCAATATATGCAATAAGATCTATGAGCGCAACATACTCTGAACTTTCAATAAAATCGTTAAAGTCTTCAGGGTAGAACTCTCTGAGATAATCCACCATTGCTTTACGGATAGTCTGAAAGTCATAGCTCTGAAAGTCTATTTCTTTAAAACTTTCATAGACTTTTGTCCAGTCTTCCGTAGCAAATAAGTTACTTGATCGTGTTGTATGCGCCATAAATGTAAACCTTTTTAGTATTTATGAGTTATTTTATATGGGCATATTAAGTAACAGTACCATCTTGTCTGTTAAAATTAATTAATAGGTTTTCGACCTGATTTGTTTTTACATACAATAACTCTATTTGGCACTGTATTCCATGTTCATATTCTACTAATACAAGGTTTTTAAGTGCTACTCTAGGATCGCTTTTTATAGTGGTAGTAACTTCCTCAATTAATAAATTCTTTACTTCTTCAGTAAGGGGTTCCATTACCAAATCCATAACACTACTTCCGTAAGCAGGATTCATAATTTTTTCACCCTTGCGTATTGCAAAACTGTTAAGTAGATCTCTTTTAATAAGGTCACTGTCTACTAAGCGGGAATTTTTAAACTCACCTTCTAATGTGCTAAAGCCACGATATAAACTCATCTCTATCCTCCTAGTACTTAATCTTTCCTGCTCGTACTTGTCTATAAAACTCTAGTACAAAGTCCTTGCCACGCAAATCTGTTTGTGCTTTAAACTTATTTAATGCTTGAGATCTTGCTGCTCGTCGTGTTGTTAGATATTCAAGTGCATTTGCCTGTCTTTCTGCTGGACTAAGATTATAATCTACCCTATAACGAGGTGTTGACAATGTAACTGATTGCAAATTTGCTTTTTGGTTTTCCCAAAAATAATTAAGCATAAAATCAGGAGATTTATTTAATTGGTCCAGTGTACCTGCTTGGGCAACAGTGCTATATCCTTTTTGAAACCAGGGTATAAGTTGGCTGGTCATATCAGTGTCGTTAGTTGTCTGATATACGCCCATGCTAGGCCTAGGAGATATATTTTGTCCCTGTCTAAATTGTAACACTGC